CTTTTTTTTCAACTTTTTTTTCAACTTTTTTTTCAACTTTTTTTTCTACTTTTTTTTCTACGGGTTTTGATATCGCTTTTACCACCTCCGCCCTTTTTGTTGTATCAATTTTTTTAGGAATAACGGGTGTTTTCTTAACTATTTTATTTTCCAAATCAACTATTTTTTGTTCTAATACCTTAACATAATCTTTTAAAATTTTCATTTGTTCTCTAAAATCGCCCTTAATTAAATCTAAATTATTTCTAAATTTCATTTCAACTTCTTCTACATTTACATTACGAGTAACATTTGATTCTAAACTTCTCTGCATTAAAAGTGACTGTTCTAATTGTTCTGTTTTTCTTTGCAAAATTTTCATATCTTGTTTATTTTGTTTAATAGCATTCACTAATTGTGATGTAGTATTGTTATTTCCATTATTTCTGTTATATAAGTTAGAACCTAACATATATTGAGGTCGTCCCTCGTCTTGATTAATTCCACAAGATTTTCCGCTCATTTTAACATCTATTCCTAAATAATTTTTTAGTTATGCACGCATATCCATTTTTATAAGATCATAGTGTTTGTAATTGCGAATTTTAAAATCGTTAACCGTATAATCATTAATATCATCACATTTTTTAGTAATTTCTATAATAGGTTCTTCATATGGTTTTCTTTGAGTTTGTTCAGATAATACATTTATATGATCATCATAAATATGAGCATTTCCAATAAAATGAACAAATTCATGTGCTTCTAAATCACAATGTTTTGCTAAAAGATGTGTTAAAAAACTATAAGAAGCAATGTTAAAGGGAATACCTAAACCAACATCTCCACTTCTCTGATACAATGCACAGGATAACTTATCATCTTGAACAAAAAATTGTGATAAAACATGGCACGGTGGTAATGCCATTTCATCCAATTGTTGAGGATTCCATGCATTTAAAATTAATCTCCTCGACGATATACCAGAATTCTTTGAGTCATTAATTCCATCTATTATATTTTGTAATTGATCTATTCCTTTATTTTCATAATCAGTGATAGTGTTAATATATTTTGCATTATAAAAACGCCATTGATGACCATAAACTGGTCCCAAATCATTTTCCGCAAGATGAATAAGCCCCCTAGAGTCTAAAAATTCTCGACTAGCATTGTCATTCCAAATTTTTACATTTTGATTTTGCAATGTTTCATTGTTAGTGTCTCCTTTCACAAACCATAATAACTCCTTTAAACAAGAACGCCATGCCAATTTTTTAGTAGTCATTAAAGGAATTTTATTATCTTTTAATGAAAAACGCATCTGTTCACCAATTAAACTTAAAGTGTTACCGTTTCTTCCTTTTTCTAAAAAACCATTTTTAATTATTTTTTTGACTAAATTTAAATATTGATGTTCTCCTTGCAACATTTATAATATTAATTAATACTTTCTTATTTTTAATTTCTTTTTATAAATCATATGGACGACGTTGAAACAGTAAAAATAAAAAAGGATGGATTTTTAAATCATGTATTTAATTTTGATACTGAAACAAAATCCAATATGATGAACATTACACAATATTTGGTTTTAGCACTTATTCCTATGAGTTTATACACACATTTTGTGAATAATATTATGGCCGAGTATGATGAAAGTAAATCCAATATCGAAATTACATCAGAAGTTTTAGGACATTTATTCTTAACACTTTTAGGATTATTTTTTATTGATAGAATTGTCACATTTGTCCCAACATATAGTGGACGTAATCATGGAACATTCAATATATTTAGCGTATTGTTAATTATTCTTATTTTTGCTTATGAAGCAAATACAAAAGTTGGAACAAAAATTAAATTACTTATCGAACGTGTAAGCGAATTGTGGCATGGAAAGAAAGACGATAGTAATAATAAAAAAAATGGTAATTCTGTTGTAAAAATATCACAGCCCATTTCTAGAGGAGGTATGCCTACACACCAAGCAAGTCGAGCAGACTATTTAAATTCTCACAATATGATGGTATCTCCTACACAAATGTTGCCTCCCGCTACCAACTCCCAAGCAACAAATCAACAAGCCCCTCCCCAACAACAAGCGGAGAGTGGTTCTAGTAACAATATGTATAATAATGGCGGATTTAATGGGCTTGTAAATGCTCAAGGACCCAATGCTCAATCAGAACCAATGGCTGCAAATGATGGAGGATGGGGTGGTTTTTCTAATTTCTAAATAAGTTCAGAAAAAAATAATAATATAAGTTTTTAAATCATATTATTATTTAAAAATGTCAAAAATAATGTATAAATATTTACCTGTGTCGGTATTTGATGTTAATAAAATAGGGAAAATTGGTATTCGGGGTAAACAAAATCATTCAGGGCAATCAAGTAGGTCATCNTATAGTCCATTTTCACCTCAAATTGCAGAATGGTGTATGGAATACTTTTTACGAAATACAAGTACGTTGTTCGATCCATTTGCAGGGTGGGGCGAGCGTCATGTCGCAGCCAAAAATTTCGATAAAGTTTATTTAGGATATGATATTTCACCAGATGCAATAGAATTTGCAAAAAAACACTATAATGTCGATAATATTTTGGCAAACTCTCTAACAGAAGAAATTCCCTATCATGATGGTTTAATAACTTGTCCTCCATATTGGAATTTAGAAAAATATGGCTCTAAGAATGGGTTAGACAGATTGAAAGACTGGAAAGATTTTTTAAATCAATATGGTGAAGTGTTGAAGAGAGTTTCTGAAAAGGCACTGCCAGGTGCAAAATACTGTATTATAGTAGGTGACTGGAGGATGAAAAAAAAATTTTATGATTTTACATACCAAACGGAAAAGATAATGGAAAAATGTGGTATGGTACCATTTGATAAGGTGATTTTATCGCAAAAAAAAATATCACCTATTAAGTTGCAAATGCCACAGGCGAAAAGATTAGGATATACGGTTAAGGTTCATCAAACCTTACTAGTATATGAAAAAGTTTAATCTTTATTATCATCGTTTTCTTTTGCCATAGCATCTTTTAACTCTATATATGATGCTATATTTTTTTTTAACGATAATTTTTGTTTTAAAACATTGCCAGATGTATTTTCAGTAATACCCGCTAGCATATTTTGCCATTCATTCAATAATTCAGGGTCATCTCTGTAATTAGGGTGTAATTTTTCCCATTCCCCTATTTTTGTAGTTTGTTTTAGTTTTATAGTTGTAATTGTTTGATCCATTTTTTTACCGTCTTCATCTTTATGCCATTTATTGTCGTCTTTAACATAAAATTGTAATCGCTTTTTATCACTGCAATGTATAGGTCTTTCAGTAGGATCCATATCTTTTAATTGTTTTGTAAATATATTTGTAACGCCATCTACAAAACCATTTGTACTTGAATATTTTAAATCTTCTAATGAGATATTTAAATTATCCACAAAATCTGTTAAATTCATTGCATTTTTACACTCCTCATTTAAAAATACATTAATTGTCATTTTATTATTGTGACAGTCATTATAGATATTTTGCGGCTTTGTAATTTCTTCACTTATTTTTTTGTTAAATTCTGTCTGAATTTTTACAAATTGTTTGAAAAGATTTTTTAAATCTTCATTCTCATTTTTACTTATATTTTCATTTTTTTTTTTGCTACATACAGTCTTAGAGTTTTGTATAGAAATTTTTTTATTGAAACCATTTAACATGCACTTTTTTTTATGCTTACACAATCCGCTGCGAAACTTGTATTTTCGTCCACACGCACACAAAAAATACTTAGAAGTTTGCTTTGGAACCTTTTGGAACCTTTTTTGGAACTTTTTGTTATCCATTTGTGATTGAGCATGTTTTCTGGTCTCAAGGTGTCTTTTCCATTGACTTTTTCGTGACGTAACATAGTCACAATTAAAACATCGGAATTTTGGAACTTTTTTAGCGTTATCCATGTTATCCATTTGTTATCCTATATATGGATAACAAAAAAAGTTCCTAAATTACTTTTTTTAAACAAAAAAAAAAGTCATGGTCACAAACATATTTTTTAGTATTTTAAAAATACCTACAAGATGGTCTAAATAGTTTTTTCAGCTTTTTTTCGGAAAAACTTTTTTGCTATTTTCGATTTTGGACATTTCAAAAATGTCCATTTTCCATATTTGGGGAAAAGTTTTTCGTAAAAATACAGCTCTTTTAGAACACTTTTTTAAGTAGTACATATTTATGATCATATTAGATCACATCAAAAAATTATATTATATATTTATGTTATCATAATGTAGGTACATCGTTATTTTATCAAAATATTACGCCTATTTTTCATTCATTATAATAATAACATAAAATATATATTATTAATATAAATATGAGTGAATTAGAAATAGATAAATTATTAGGTGCATTAGAAAATGAAACAAACACATCTATTATGAAATTAACAAATATAAAAATCAAACAATATAAAAATGATGCATTGCAAAGAGCACAAATTAAAGGAGAAACTCTTAAAAAAATGCATCAAAAACTAAAACAATATCGATATATTGGCGATCTTACTGGCTTACAATTTGGATGTTATATTCGTTGGATTCCGCTCAAAGACCCATCCAATATTTATTTAACAAATGGAGGTATTATTATCGATATCGATATATTAAAAAACGGTATACATATTAAAGTAAAGAACAATAGAAATAGAATATTTCAAATTAAATTTGATGAATGTATTATATTTCAAAAATTAACAATGCAGGAAAATATTATATTGAGTGTGTTAGACCATTTAGATAAATAATTAATCTAACTATAATGTATTATGAAAAATGTTGCATATGTTTTTGATTTAGATAAAACAATAGGATATTTTACACAACTTGCCATATTTATGGAATCAATAGAAGACTTTATTGGGCGAGAATTAAAAATAAAAGAATTTTTTAAGTTGGTTGATCTATTTCCCAAAATATTTCGCCCCGATATATTTCCAATATTCAGATACTTAAAAGAATTAAAACAAAAACATAAATATGTAAAAATTTTAATTTATACTAATAATATGGGTCCAAAAAGATGGGTCCATCGCATTCGTAAATATATAGAACATAAACTTAATTACAAACTATTTGATAGAACAATTGCTGCATGGAAAGTTGGAAATACTGTTTATGAAAAATGCCGTACTAGTCATGGAAAATCTGTCAATGACATTATAATGTGTAGTTCATTAAAAAAAGGTGATAAAATATGCTTTTTAGATGATCAGCGTCATGAAAAGATGATGCATCGAACTGTAGATTATTTATTTTTATATCAATATAAATATGATTATAACTTTGAAAAAATGATAAAGAAATTTTTAAATTCTAATCTATCTAAATTAATAAAAAAAGAAAAACATGATGAATTTAAAGACAGAGCCCTTACATTTTCCAAAACAAGCCCATATGGATTTAGATATATAGAAAATATTGAAAAAAATCCAATAAATTATAACAAACTGGAAATTATTGATTATTTAAAAAAATTTTTTAAAGTAAATAAAAGATATACATTAACAAAAAATAGAAAAAGTAATCGAAAAACACGACGGCGGCGTAAGAAATAATATATTATCATAAAATAAAATATATTATTATATTAATATGCCAATAAACTTTTTTAAAAAAAGTTTACATAAAAAAAAAAAGAAACATAATATTACAAAAAAGAACTTTTCAAAAAGTTCACAAAATAAAAAAACGAGAAAAAATAAAATATCTCGAAAAATTAAGATTTTGAGAAATTTAGAAGGGTTTAATATAGGAATTTTAAATAAAAAGGTGAAAAATGGAAAAATTCAAATAAATTTAAAAATAAAAGATGAGCCTTATAAAAGTGATGTTAAAAGAAAGTTCCAAAACTGGTTTTATTTCGGAGTTAGTGGTATAAAAGATAAAACAGTTGATTACATAATTCGTAATGTAAATAATTATGACGATGATTGGAAAGGGTTTAACGTATGTTATTCATATGATAATGTAAATTGGAAAAGAACAAAAACGATTGTAGAAACTCGAAAAAATAAAGCAAATATTTCATGGAAATTTAGGTCAAAAAAAGATAGAGTTTGGTTTGCATATTATCCCCCATATTCTTTTTCTAAGATAAAAAAGGCTTATAAGGGATATCAGACTATTGGTCGTTCAGAAAAGGGTCGTCGAATTTTAATGAAAAAAATGGGGACGGGGGATACAAAACTGTGGGTTATTTCTGGCCAGCATCCGGGAGAAACAATTAATATGTGGATTTTAGAAGGGTTCATTGAACGACTTATGGAGAGAAAAACATTATATAAAAAATATACATTTTTTATAGTTCCCTGTTTAAACCCCGATGGGAAAGTTATGGGACACTGGTATACAAATGCAAAGGGTGTGAATTTAAATAGAGATTGGGGAGATTTCAAATCGAAAGAAACACAAGCAATTAAGCGTCAATTTTTAAAATATGGATTTGACTTGGTTATAGATTTGCATGGAGATGAAGGTGCAAAAAATCATTTTTTTGCACATAGCCCAAAGAGAATACATCCTAAACATGATGAAATAAATAAACGAATAAATCAGAAAAATAAGAATTTTCAACTAAAAAATTATTATATTAAAAATGGTCATGACCAAACATTGGCAAATACATTGGATGAATTTACTACGGGAATAACAGTCGAGGGAGCAATGAAACATAAATTAGGAAATCATAAGACAATTCAAGACGAGGCAATACAAATAGGTAGAGATTTGTTGGATAGTTTATAATTTACTTTTTCACCGTCCTTTTTTTGGGGGTATCTGTTGTGTAATTTTTTAATTTTTTAATTTTTGAGAACTTTTTTTAAAAGTTCTTTTCTTAAAAGTTCTTTTTTTTCGTTTATGTGTTTTTCTTTTTCGTTTCTTTTTTTGTGACCTTTTTCTTAAACGAGTCTTTAATTTTATTTTTCGTTTCTTTTTTATAGATTTTTGGCGGTTAGACTTTTTCTTTTTTTTTCTTTTGCCACCCATAACAGGAGGCTTATTTGGTTCTCTACCTATCCACGTATCATGGATAGATTGAGGAACGTTTTCCATGCAAGTTGCAAAAATGATATTGGTTTTTTTTATACGTGCTGATTTTACACGTGCTGATTTTATATCATTAGATATTAAAGTTAATAATTGAGATAACAAAACAAATGATTCTTTGCCTAAGTTTTGTGGATCAAGTTGCGATTTTTTTGGATATGTACCCGCCCTGTTAAAGCGTATTAATTTGTTAGTACTAACACTTCTAGATAATTGAAAAAAAGTTATATTACCATTGTAATATCGTACTATAGTGCTAACAAATGGATCTTCTTCTCCTCCTCCTTCGCCAAAAATCAAATTCGGGAAAATTGCTGTACTTGAGTCCGGACCTCTTTCTTTCCAAGGAAAACGTTGATAAACATTAATCCCTCCTGATACAATATCATGAACATGACGTTGAACTGCTGTTTGTCTAGATTCATTTGGTTTTGTAAGTAACAATGTACCTTCTGATACTAATACGCCAAAATTTAAATTTCTCCATTTATCTTCAGCCCCTTCTATGGTAATATTATGTCCTGTTGGATATGGAACTCCTTTAAATTTGATACTATTATTAAAAATACCATGTGCTGCAATAATGTAAACAACTTCATCTCTAGGTATTTTTCTCGGATATCCCGAGTGGGATAAGCAGGAAGATGCCATAGCACTTCCTAAATTTTTACTTTCTGAACTCCCTTGTCTTAAAAACCCTGAAGATTTTGTTCCAATTTCTATATCTCCCAGTTGTTGTGTTATAGAATCAACGTCAGAATGTATTAATTTATCAATAGGTTTTTCATCATCTTTGGATATAATAGAAGCCATAATGAATATATATATATTATATATAATTATTAAATTATATATTATAATATGTTTAGTTAATTTTAATGTTTTTTAAAAAAGATTTTTTTCTGCTCTAATATTTTTTGATGCTCTTAGATTTTTTTCTGCTCTTAGATTTTTTTCTGCTCTTAGATTTTTTTCTACTCTTAGATTTTTTTCTGCTCTTAGATTTTTTTCTACCCTTAGATTTTTTTCTTCCCTTAGATTTTTTTCTTCCCTTAGATTTTTTTCTGCTCTTAGATTTTTTTCTTCCCTTAGATTTTTTTCTTTCCTTAGATTTTTTTCTTTTTCCACCGACTCGACTCGATTGCTCGATATCATCCATACCTTGTTCACTACAATTTGGACAGTAATATTCGCCGTCATTGCCCCACCATCCTTCTACGTATGCATCATCCAAGTCATCAAAATCATCAGATACATCACAATTAACACATTGTAAACTATATTCTGGATTATCATCTAAATCATCATCTGAAGATAAATACGCACCTTGTCTAAGTTGTGGTCTTGCAGGCGAGTATGTAGGACTCGAAGGTCTGGTTGACGAGTCTGGGTAGCCCCCATCAGACAGATATTGCCCGACTCCCCCGTCTCCAGCATTATTATTTGCGGCATCGCCAAAGGTAAACAATTGTCTACCGGACACATTATTACCATCATCAGAAGGGAAATATCCCGTTAAGTCTATAGGTTCCGGTCTAGAAGATGGAGATGAAACAACTCTGCGGTCTGGATTTGGATGTGGACCGCTTCCATAAGGATTTAAAAAGGGCAATCTATTAATAATAAAATCAGTTACATTTGACCCAGAAATTTCCCTAGGACCATATACACCATTCAATCTATATGTAGAATCCAGTGGATCTTCGGCTAAAAAATTACATTCGCTTCTTTTTAATAAACCCCAGTCTACGCTATTTGGTCCTCCTAAATAATCCATGATGATTTTTTCTAAAAATTCTAATGTTAATTCATTTTTCCTTTTTAAATCAGGCTGTCTACTAATATTATTATAAACACTTGTTGGAAGATTTTCCCCCAAATTTTGTACCAAACCAATTAATCCATCTCCATTGTCAAAACGAATACCTGCATTTTCTAACGCCGCATGACATTTTTCAATAAGTGTAATAGATGTATTATAATCGCAATCCATTATATATACAATATACATTAAATTATAATATAATTTGTAATTTTTATATTATACGAATATAACAAATGGGTGCGGGTGTTTTACCAATAGCAATACATGATGGCAAAATTTATTTTCTTTTTTCAAGAGAAGAAACAAACGCAAGGGATGGCGGATTGTGGAGTGATTTTGGAGGTAGAAAAGACAAAAATGAATCACATAGACAAACTGCTATACGAGAATGTCACGAAGAGGCAAACGGTATTTTAGGAACAAACAAAAGAATAACAAAATTAGTAAAACATGCAATAGATAGTATATATTTGAATGGATATAAAACTCATATAGTAGTGATTAAATATGATAAATCATTGCCTAAGAAATTCCGTGATGATTTTTTAGATATTAAAAAAAAGAAACCAGAATTAATTGCTAAAAATGGTTTGTATGAAAAAGATATGCTTAGATGGATTTCATACGATAATTTAAAAAAAAATATGAAAATTTTTAGGCCATTTTATAAAAAGTTTATTAAATATATTTTAAATAATATGTAGTTAAATATACATTCCAAATGGAGCAGATGATTCTTTTGTTTTTTTAATTAGTTTTTGTACAGTTTCGATTGTAACTGTAAATGGAAATTCAACCGTAATAATTTCTTTTTCATCAAACAAAACAGAACCCTTTTTCATAAGTCTATAAAGATTTAATTTTGTGTAAATAATTTCAAGACATCGTTTTAAATTTCTTACCCCCTTTTCTTTATCAGTGAGATTATTACTGATATGGTGAACTGTTTCTTCTGGAAACCTAATTTGTCCTTTCTCAAAATTTACATTTTCTTCAATCTTAGGAATTAAATAATCTCGAGCAATAACCCATTTATCATTAGTTTTGTATCCATCCGTTTGAATACGATACATTCTATCTTTTAAAATAGGATTGACTTTCGATTCTTCGTTATAACTAAATATAAACATTGATTTGCTTAAATCAAAATCTATATTAGCAAAATATTTATCATGAAATTTGTCATTTTGAGATGTATCGGTCATGTGTGTTAAAATACCCACAATTTCCTCACCTTTAGGTGTCTGACTAATTTTATCCAACTCGTCAAAATAAAATACTGGATTCATACATTTACAATTTATCAAAATATCTACAATTTTACCCCAATGACTGCCTTCATATGTGTATGAATGACCCTCTAGGAAACTACTATCAGTTGCTCCACCTAATGCTAAAAACGCAAAGGGTCTATTTAAAATTTTACTGACGCCTTCTTTAATAAGAGTTGTTTTTCCTGTTCCGGGAGGACCTTTAACTGCAATTGCAGTACCAATTGCATTTGGATTAGAAATCCATTGTCCAATCATTTGTAGAATCTGTAACTTAGCATCTTCTAACCCGTAAACCGCCTTGTCTAAAATATTTTTAGCATTTTCAATAAATTCTTGACATTTTTCAGGACCATCTTTTATGGAAATAGGTAGAGAGGCGTGCTTATTAAAAGGAATTCTCATAAATGTATCAACCCATTGTTTATTTTTATAATATTCGCCGGAACTGGGGTCCATATATTCAAGCGTATTTACTTTTTTCATAGCAAAAGATTTAAATTCGATAGGAATATCTGATTCAATTAATGAAATGCGATAAGGTTTTTCTATATTTGAAAATGAATTAATATCTTTTAGTTTTGTTAAAATTTTTTCTTGAACATCCAATCCAAGAGTTTTAAAATATTTAAAATCATTCATTACATTTTTTTCTCGAAGAAGTTTTCGGAGTTTAAAGAAATTTTTTTCTTTAAGTTTTGTGTCTTTTTTTTTCTGCAATTCTTTATCTTTTTTTGATTTTGCTTTAGCAAGTTCATTAAATTTTTTTTGTAAAACACTATCTCCTTCTTTTTTTGCATCTACCAATTGTTTGAGTTCATTTAAAAGAGAATCCTCTTCTTTTTCACTTTTATCATTATTATATTTGACTAATGATTTTATATTTCTTGAAAGAATAGATTTGTAAATTTTTTTTCTTTTATATTTTTTATTCAATATGATATCATATTTTGCCCTCATTCCGGATGTCCTCTTATGTACTCTTTGAATTTTACCTTGTTTAAAATCGTCCCAACCTTTCATTTTAAGAAACACCTTATCATTTTTCTTATATTTTGTAGAGTAGTACGTGCCATTTTTTTTCATTTCTTTTTCTTGTTCTTCAAACATATCCATCCATTCTTCTTCAGTAACATCATCAACAGATTTATCATTTTTTTTTTCTAATCTCTTTTTTTTAGATTTAGGAGATTTTTTATCACATTCTTCTTCTTGTTCAGAATCGCGTTGTTCATTATTATCTTCAAATTCTTCCGAATCACCATCATCTGTATACTGTTGACACGGTGAATCATAATGGTCCAGTCCTCCTTGAGGAACTGAAAATATAATATTAAATTTCATATTATTTTTCATAAATTCTTGCATGTCTTCTTCGTCCAAATCATCTTCATATTCATCTTCATATTCATCTTCATCTTCCTCTTCATCTTCCTCTTCATCTTCATCTTCATCTTCAACTTCTTCATCATCTTCAACTTCTTCATCATCTTCAACTTCTTCATCATCTTCAACTTCTTCATCATCTTCAACTTCTTCTTCATCATCCTCTTCATTATTTTCTTCTTCTTTATCATTGACTGTTTCTACTTTTTCTTTTCTTGATTTTTTCGTTTTGCGAATTATTAGTTTTTTTTTCTTTTTAGGAGCAGAAGGGATTTTATTTTTTCTAAGTTTTGTTGACGTTTTAGATTTTTTTTTGTTTTTTTTACCAATAAGTTTATCTATTTTTTCAAGTTGTTTTAATCTTTCTTTACCATTTTTGGATGGAAAAATTTTTTGCACAAACCGTTGCATTTCTATTGTACTCATATCATCAAACTCGTCTTTTTGAGGATCATAGTCGCTAGAAGAATCACTATCTGAATCCATTTTTGTAGATTTTTTTTTCTTTTTAGGAGAATTTGGACCGCCTTTGTTTTTTGGCATATATAAGAATTATTACATTTTTTTTTAAATTAATTTTTAAATCAATTTTATTTTTCTATAAATTTGAAAACTTATGTAAATATTTTTTGAAGATATTAAATTGAAAAACAATCTAAATAAATATTAATACAATATAAGTATGGCTAAAAAACAGATAAATCCATCAAAAATTATAGGAATACAATTTAGTGTTTTATCTCCTGAAGATATTAGAAATAGTTCGGTTGCGGAGATTACTTCAAGAGATACCTATATTAATAATAAACCGGTAATAAATGGATTATTTGATCCTAGAATGGGTGTTCTGGATCCGGGATTAATTTGTCCAACGGATGGTTTAAATTATATGAATACTCCTGGATATTTTGGACATATTAATTTAGCACGACCAGTTTATTACATTCAATATTTGACATCAACTATTAAAATATTAAGGTGTATTTGTTTTAAATGTAGTAAACTAAAAATAAGTAAGGATAAATTTAAACATTTATTAAATATAGATTCAAAAAAAAGATGGGACCAAGTGTTCCGAGTGGCAAGCAAGGTAAAAAGATGCGGTGAAGAAATATCAGATGGATGTGGGTGCAAACAACCTAGAAAAATTTATAAAGAGGGTCTAGCGAATATTTATGCTGAATGGGAAAATACAGATGGTATTGAAAGTGAGGATGGTACTATAAAAGATAAATTAACAATAAAGATGACACCGGAAATGGTTTTAAAAATTTTTAGAAGAATTAGTAACGAGGATGTTACATTTATGGGTTATAGTCCAATTTGGTCTAGACCAGATTGGTTTATTTGTCAAGTATTGGCAGTACCTCCTCCAGCAGTCAGACCTTCTGTTAAACATGATTCACAACAAAGAAGTGAGGATGATATATCACATATTATAGTAAATATTATTAAGGCCAATAAGACATTACAAGCAAAGATTGATGGAAATAATACTGAAAAGGTTATTGAAGATTGGACTACAGTTTTACAGTATTATGTTGCAACAATGATAGATAATCGTATACCGGGAGTTGCAGCAGTAGCACAAAGAAGTGGGCGGGCTCTTAAATCAATTAAAGAAAGATTGGTAGGAAAAACTGGACGAGTAAGGGGAAATCTTATGGGAAAACGTGTAGATTATTCAGCACGCTCTGTAATTACTCCAGATGCGAATCTTAAAATTAAAGAGTTAGGTGTCCCTCAGGCTATTGCAATGAATATCACATTTCCGCAGTGTGTCAATGGGCGAAATAAAAGTTTCTTGATGAAGTTGGTATTGAATGGTCCAAAGACATATCCGGGTGCTAATATTTTGGAAAGAAAAACTGGAGAGTCTATATCATTGAAATATGTAGATAGAGATACTTTGGTTTTAAATGATGGAGATATTGTACATCGTCATCTTTTGGATGGAGATCCAGTTCTATTCAATCGTCAACCTACTCTTCACAGAATGAGTATGATGTGTCATATAGTTAAAGTGATGAAAAGGGGTTCAACATTTCGCATGAATGTCGCAGATACTAAGCCATATAATGCGGATTTTGATGGGGACGAGATGAATATGCATGGACCACAGGATGAGGAAAGTCAGGCAGAATTAATGTATTTGGCAGCAGTTCCAAAACAAATTATTTCTCCACAAAACAATCAATCTATTGTAGGTATTTTCCAGGATTCTTTGTTAGGATGTCATAGATTTACTCGTGAAAATATTAACTTTTCCACTCGACATGCTATGAATTTACTTATGTATTATAATAATGTAGATAAATCGCTTTTCACAAATAGTGGGAATGAAGTTAGTAGTTTTGATATTTTGAGTCAAATTTTACCTCCAATTTCAACACGATTTTCAAATAAATTGTATGATAGCGATGAAAATAAAAAGACATCGAATAATATTATTGAAATAGTAAATGGTCAATATAAAAGAGGTTCTATTGATAAAAGTGTTTTGGGTTCAGGTTCTAAAGGATTAATTCAGACTATATTTAACGATTTTAATTATACGGAATCTGCTGATTTTATAGATAATATTCAGGCTATTGTAACAGAATATATGAAATTAAGTTCATATAGTGTTGGGATTAGTGATTTGATTGCCGATAAAAAAACTAATCAAAGAATTATTTCAACTGTAAATGAAAAGAAAAAAGAAGTGCATGATTTAATTAATCAATTGCATTTAGGAGTATTTGAAAATTCAACGGGAAAATCAAATGAAGTAGAGTTTGAGACCAGAGTAAATGCATTACTTAATGAAGCATCTGGTAATGCTGGGAAAATAGGAAGAAAAAGTTTGTCGGCAGAAAACCGATTTGTTATTATGGTAAATGCTGGTTCAAAGGGTAGTACTATTAATATTGCACAGATGATTTCTTGTTTGGGTCAACAAAATGTCGATGGTAAACGTATTCCATTGGGATTTGAAGATAGAACTCTTCCTCATTATACAAAATTTGATGATAGTCCTGAGGCAAGAGGGTTTGTTGAAAGTTCTTTTATTCAGGGATTAACACCGGAAGAAGTATATTTTCATGCAATGGGTGGACGCGTTGGTTTAATTGATACAGCAGTAAAAACGAGTCAGACCGGATATATTCAGAGACGATTGATTAAATCGATGGAAGATCTTAAGGTTGAATATGATATGACAGTTAGAAATAATAAAAATAAAATTATTCAGTTTTGTTATGGTGATGATAATATTAATCCAATGAAAACTGAAAATCAACAATTTCCTCTTACAGTTATGACATTAGAAGAATTATATAGTCACTTTCAGGTTCCAATGGATAAAACAAATTCATTGTTTACTACAACTTATACAAAAGATGCGGGAAAAAGACTGCGAAAACAGCAAAAAACTTTAAATAAAAAATTAGTTCAACATTTAGAAATGTTTATTACAAAAAGAGATCAAATAGTAAAACATGTCTTTAAGGGTGAGAAGAATATTGTATTGCATATTCCAGTTCATTTTCATAGAATTATGAATAATATTGAAAAGCAGTTATATATCCAAGGTGATTTTATTGTTGATATTACTCCATTAGAAGTAATGGAGTTAGTTGAAGAAACATTGAGTTCTTTGGGACAAACGGAACTTATAAAACCAAATGAATTATTTAAGTTAGCATGGTTATTTTATTTAACACCAAAAGAATTATTGATGATGAGAAAATTTAATAGAAAAGCATTGGTTTATTTGATGGAAACTCTTGTATTGAACTACAATAAAGCAATAGTTCATCCAGGGGAAATGGTTGGAATGATTGCTGCTCAGAGTATTGGAGAACCAACTACACAAATGTCGATGAATTATGATAGCAACTATGCTCTCATAAAAATAAATCGTCAAGGGAAAAACACGATTGTCTGTCACAAAAAATATAAAATTGGAGAATTATGTGATAGTTTTATAGAAAAATATCCAGAGTATACTTTTCCAACTGGTCATCCAGATAGTGTTGAAACGCTTTTGGATAAACTGGACGAAGAATATTATATTATGGGCGTAGATGAAAATGAAAAGACCTCTTGGAGTAAAATTTCACATTTTAGCAGACATCCTGTAAATGGCGATATGGTGACGATTACTACTAAAAGTGGTCGCAAAGTAACCACTACATTAAGTCATAGTCATTTAACTAGAAAGGAACATAAGGTACAACCTATCAAAGGGAGTGATTTAGAAGTCGGTATGAGAATACCGGTTTGTAAACACATTGATAACAAATTTGTTAATAAAACAGTAGAAATTGGAGAAAATACAATTGTCTTGGATAAATTATTTGGTTGGTTTATTGGTGCCTATATCGCAGAAGGAAATTGTAATGGTAATAGAGTTTGTATCACAAATATCTCACAACATTATATTGATATGACAACTATTGTAGGGGAAATGTTTAGTGATAAAGTTTATATAAATAAAAAACAGGGGGAATATGGACCTAGTACTTCAACATCTTTCAATTGTAAAGAACTTGCTGAATTTCTTGTGAAAGAATGCGGTCCAAATTCATTTGAAAAGAAAGTTCCTGATTTCATATTTACTGCACCATTGGAATGCAAATCCGCATGTATTCAAGGATATATGGATGGGGATGGAAATATTAATTGTGATAAGGGACATCATGAAATTCGCGGTTGCTCTCGCAGTCAACAATTAGTTAAAGACATGGGAATATTGTTGAATTATTTCGATATTTTCACAACATTCCGTGAAAATATAAGACAAAAAAAATCATTTTATCATTTCGCAATTGCCCATTGTTATGCTAATTTATATCAACAGCATATCGGTTCTGTTTTGAAAGCAGATAAATTACAAGAATTGTGCAACTATGGTATACGTAGAAATGCTCATAGTTTATCTAATGAGGTGGATAAAATAGAAGGATTGGGTGAAATTATTGCAAAATGTGGAAAAGATTTGAAATTGCCGGGACAGAGTAGAAATTATGGTCGATGGAAGAAAAAACCAACTATTGGAAGAAGAACCTTACAAAAATATATTAAAGTGTTTAAAAAAGCCATTGGTGAAAAACGTGTTCTACAAGAGGAAATGAGAATTTTGGAGCAAGCGGCAAATTCCGGAATTATTTGGGATGAAATCAAACATATTGAGATTTATACACCTGACCAAAGTGAATATGTATATGATTTAACGGTTCCGGTAAATCAAACATTTATGGAAGACAATGGGGTTATTATACATAATACACTGAATACGTTTCATTTTGCAGGTGTAGCGTCTAAATCCAATGTTACGAGGGGTGTTCCTAGAATTGAAGAGATTTTGTCTCTTTCAGAAAATCCTAAGCAACCATCGACTACCATTTATTTAAAGGAAGAAGACCAGACTAGTATTGATAAAGCACAAGAAATCAAATATTCACTTGAATATACATGTCTTAAAGATGTAACAAATTCTATTAGTATATGTTATGATCCAAATCCTGAAGAAACATTGATAGATGAAGATAGAATTCTTTTGGAGGAGTATAATGAGTTTAAAAAGATTATGGAAGATTGTGGTGTAGAGGAAGTTATCAATGAACATTCAAAATGGGTAATTCGTATTGAATTATCAAGAGAAGATATGATGGATAGAAATATAACGATGGATGATATTCATTTTGCACTTAAAAATTCTCTTAAAAATAGTATTAATTGTGTATTTAGTGATTTTAATGCTGATAATTTAATATTTAGAATTAGATTGATTAATGCAAAATCAATGTTGTCTAGCAAGAAGAAGAATTTGGACCAGAGTGATGAAATTTATATGTTGAAAAACCTGCAAGATAATATTTTGAATAATATTATTCTTAAAGGAATAAAGGGCATTCCTAAAATAATTATTCGTAAGGTGGCAAATCAAATGATTAAAAAAGATGGAAATTATGAACCAACTGATATATGGGTATTGGACACGGTTGGAAAAAATTTAAAAGAAATTTTATCAACCGATACAATAGATCCAAAAAGAACATATAGTAATGATATTCGCGAGGTATATAAAACTTTAGGAATAGAAGCAGCAAGACAATGTATCTATACAGAAATTAGTGAAGCATTTGAAGCAAATGGGAACTATATTAATTATCATCATACTTCAATGTTATGTGATAGAATATGTGCTACAAAAAAGATGGTAAGTGTATTTAGACATGGTATAAATAATGATGATATTGGTCCTATTGCGAAGGCCAGTTTTGAAGAAACTCCTGAAATGTTTTTGAGAGCAGCGAGACATGCTGAGTTGGATTTAATGACGGGTGTATCCTCTAATATTATGTGTGGACAAGATGGGTATTTTGGAACTGGCTCCTTTCAGGTTATGTTAGATATAAATGAAGTAAATAAAATGGAGTCTAAGACTTTGGAAGAAAAAATCAATATAGATAATATGTTGAANGTTGAAGATGAAAATGATTATTGTTCTAAAAATAATATCAAAATGAATGATAATAGTAAACTTATTAGTGCCGAAAATAGTGGCATCATAGCAGACGACTATGACATAGGCTTTTAAGTAAAATATATTATATTAAAATATATTATATTTATTAATTATATATGTTGTTACAAAAAATTTTTTTATGTCTAAAAGCCAAATATTCTATTTCCATGAATGAAATAGAAGATTTATTTGATATAGAAGAAATGAAGTGTTGTCATATTTATAATATTATAAATGTTAGATATGAAAGTGTTTTAAAAATAAAATTCAAAGCAATATATTTTGAATCAAAAAGAATTAAAAAGTGTTTGCATTCATTTTTAAAAATATATTTATGGAAAAAAGCCATTGATAGTGAAATTCAACAAGATTTATATATGAATAAATTAACTATATTTAATGAGAAGTTTTTAATTTCAGTATTAGAAAAAAATACAATTTATAAATTTCGATTGAGTGATATAGTAAATTTGTGGATGTTATCATTGAAAAAAACGGATCAATTATTTGTTGTACCTATGAACGTAAAAAATCCATATACAAATATAGAATTTTCAAAAAGTAGTTTATATAATATTTATTTAAAATTATTAAATACTGGTTTTATTATTCCAAATCTTATTACATCACATATAAAATATGAGTTGGATATCAAAATGTTTACTATTCGAAATTATCCAGAATTAAAAGAAATGGCGATATTAACATTTATAAGAGAAGGAAGTCATGTGGAAAAATATGAACATATATTGAATATGTTGCATGATTTTAGATGTGATATTAATTATCATACAATGTCATCACTATGTTCAAATAATGTAAAAAAAAAAGCAGTAATAATTTTTAACAGTTATTTATTTTTATATTTGGAATCAAAATTTTCATGTAATCCAATGATTAAAAGTGAAAGTAAAAAAAGAGTGAAAGAAAAATTAAAAAAGTTATTAGAGGATGATCCTTTATTTGGTTTTGATAGAGGCGATGTCATAAGATATGTTCCAATAAGTGAGAGAGCAGAACAACGAAGAAGAGAAAGGAACCATAGATTATCTCCTATATTGGCACGGTCGAGTTTGAACAACCCGCCTCCTCTGCCAAATACAGTTAGGAGACGAAGAAGAAATGCACTTACACCTCTTCCTCCTCCTCTTCCTCCTCCTCCTCCTCCTCCTCCTCAAACAAATACAATTGTTAGAAATTATGTTATGCCATCTCGTCCTCCTCCACTCCCATCAACAAACAACAGATTACCTCCATTATTATTAAATAATTTTACATATAATTTGTCTACCGATACATCATCGAGTGATATTCATCTTTATAATTCAACGTCGGAACTAACATCAACGTCTGAATTAACATCAACGTCTGAAACATCGGTAACAACTCCGACAAATACCAATCCATCGCCCATTACAATATCATCAACCGGCACTCCAGAATATATTGCAAATTTATTAAATTCAAGAAATAGGGCAAGGGATCTTTTACAACAAATAGATAATGTTCTTAACGAAACTTCTGAACCCGAGATTTTTCCGCAAATACAAACGGGATCTGCAACTCTTGAAGCAGAAACAGACGATGAAATTAGTAATGAATTTGGTTTTGATATATCATATGATATAGAAAATCCATTTACATCTAGAAGTGAATTAAATAGAACACCACCACTGTCAAATCAAAATAATGAAATACACGAAACATTGCAATCGTCTATTCATAATATAAATACACAACAAATAGTTGATAGAATAAATGTAGTTATTGATAGAGAAATATTTAATTCGTATGAGGAGAGTCATAGAGAAACATACCAAACACCACCACCATCAATAATAGAAGATATTACTCCAGATGAATTCATAACAGTTGATAACTCTATAACTGAGGATGAAAATAAAGATAATGACACTACATAAATAATATTATTATTTAAAATATTATTTATAAATTATATTGTTATTCCTATTTCTCCTGATATTGTTGGTGTTTCTCCTGATATTGTTGGTGTTTCTTCTGAAGGTAGTTTGGTTTTTCCTAATTTCGTAGGTTTTTTGGTTTTCGTAGGTTTTTTGGTTTTCGTAGGTTTTTTGGTTTTCGTAGGTTTTTTGGTTTTCGTAGGTTTTTTGGTTTTCGTAGGTTTTTTGGTTTTTATTTTAATACTTTTCATACTTTTTTCAATTGCTTCTTTTAATTCAACATTATCGGAATATTTTACAGTTATGTGAGGATCACTAATTTCATACACATTTGCATTATTTATATATTGATTACTGGTTCGTAATGAAATATTATCAAAATAAGAATCAAATAATTCTTCTAATAACACAATTTCATCACTATTAATTTTATATTTAACATGGTGAAAAGATAGAAATGATTTTGGTGTAAATATATATTTTCGTATTTTTGAAAAACGAATAAGTTCATCACTTAATTTTATATAATAATATAACTTGTTGGAAGTTCTACTATATAAATTTTTTTTAGGTAAAATTATACGACATATCCCATTTTCATCTCTTAATAAGTACGAACAATTAGTAGTTTCTTCACAAATATCTTTTCTTAATCCAATACAATTTATCATATTATCATAGTCTTCAAGGGTATTTAATTTTATTTTTTGAAATAAAACGACATCTTGAAGTGTAAGTTTTAATATACTTCTAATTTTCTCCATTTTCTCTACATATGTTAATATTGGGTTATTAATGATATGTTTTAGATTTTCTTTTTTTTCTAAATTTTGACTGTAATTTAGTATTATTTTTAATGTGTTTCTAAAAAGACCATAGAAACTATTTTCAAGTGTTAATTTTTTAACTATTGTTTTTCTCTCCATGTCCCGTTTTTTTGTTCTTAAAATTTTATTATCAATCAAAAGTTCGTGGGATTTATGTCTTACATGTTCAATGGGTATGTCATCGCTGGAATTGTCCAATCGTTCAGGTAATATAGGAACAAATTGGTTTGATGAAGTAATAATACCTACAACATGTTGATCTGAAACAATTTTTTTCACAGGCCGAGATTGTATTCTGTTTTGTGATACTGTATATATATTACTTAAGAACTCAAAAGTTTCGTTATATGATTGATATTGAGTTTGATCGTTTATAAATTCAATTTCTAATCCTGGGATACCTCCTGATGCTTTACATGGTAAATAAAATGTACGGCTATCATTAATTACAGATAACCCAATTACTTGAAAATTATTATTAATGAATTGGGATTTAATATTAAATCCCAATGGTTTTAATATCTTTATTATTGCGTGTGGAGAGATATTTGATAAAAATGTATACTGTTGTACACTATTTTTTGGAGCACACCCTTCAATCAAAGATCTTTTAATTTTTTTAATTGTTTGATAAAGTCCGGTTGATTTCATTTTTTTAAATGTTTGATTTGTAAAAAATTTTTTAACAATAAATAATTTCCTATTATTTTTTCGTGTCATTTTGCAAAGAGGTTCGTAAAAATTATTTTCGCTATATACCATTAGTGTGGGTTTATGAGAGTTGAAAAACTCTGAAGAATTATAACTCGAAGGGCATACTAATTCTATTTTTGATGTCATATCATTGTTTGCATTTTTAAAAATCAAAAGATTTATACCTGCATTAAATAATACTCCTCCTTCATTTTTAGGTTTACAAACTAAGTCCCATAAATACGTGTAATCTATAAAAACATCTTTTGATTTGAAATAATTAATAAAATTTTCATAAGAAAACATTAATTTTTTCTTTAATTTTTTATTTTTGGTTATTTTAGATAAGAAAAAACTGTCTTCATAACTACTAATGGCGATATTACTTTTGGATTCAAAAACTTGGGGCAATATTCCATTTTGAGCAATTAGAAATTTATCGATAGTTAAATTGTCTACAAAATGTTGTTTAAATTGTTCTAAACTTTCAACTTGAGATGTAAGTTTAATACCTTGTTGATCGTTATTATTATAGAATTTATATACGTTAGCAAGTAAGCATAGAAAGGATTGATTTCTATTTTTTTGAACTCCTATTCGTAAAATACATGGTGCATTTAATTTCAATCTTTTATTAATGTTACTATCACCAGAAGAAATATAACAAATATCTTTACTACTAAATCCTAAAAAGCCTTCCAGTGCGGGTGACATATAACCTAGTTGTCCTGTTTTAAGGGGAAATTGCATAGTAGGAGTATCTTCTATTTTAACTAATTTTTCCCTTGTTCTAGAATTTACTATGGAATCAAGTGTTTGTTTACCGTTATTGTTTGCCACAGTAGATGATTCATTGCATACTTCTAACATTTCACGACGTTCAGTTGCCAATTGCGGTCTCGTTTGTAATTCACCCTTTATACTGTCTAGTTTTATATTACCCTCTACGTCAGTCTCATATGTAGGTTTAGGAAATGGTTTATACATATGTGGGATTTTAGCAGGATCATCTGTAACTTCCCCGGTAACTTTATCTCTATATGTACCATCATCTAATTTTTCATAAGTATTTGTACCGGGATATTGAAAACAACAAGGAACACATAATCCATCAGGGTGTTTGCTTTTATCTTGAAAACCTGGATACATAGGTCTGTATATAAGACGTCTGGCAGGATCACCCTCGGTAGTATTTTTTGCATTTTCTCTATGAAAACGTTCATCTGTAAATTCAACTATTCTTTTACCTTTTGGAATTTTTTTTGCATTTTGTGGGATTAGTGCTTTCCATCCACCACATTCTCCCTCATTAATCTGTTTTAATGATAAACTTCTAGATTTACCATTATCATCACGAACACACCAGAATCGAGGACAAATATAATTATATTTTTTCTCTCCGGAACCATACCTAATGTATTCATCATATGATTTAATACCCGAATTATTATCTTTTTCATCGATATATTGTTTTTCTTCATCTGTAATTAATACAGGTTGTCTTCTATATTGATTAGGACATGAACGGCTGTAAGACTTGTAATGAGGTTGATCTTTTTTTAAAAATAAGTTTGGTTCTTTTTCTCTTTTTTTCATCATAAAAATATTTTTCGCACCTGATATAGAGTACTGGGACAAATCTATATCTAGTTTATCTTCATTGTCACTATCTGCCCCTCCACCTTGATTAAAACTAATAGAATCTTCCTCTTCACTTTCTAAACTATCATCACTTTCTTCATCCAAATCCCCCCCAAAATCTATTTCATCCTCTTCAACTTCAATTCCATCCCCTTCTTCAATATCATCCTCTTCTTCAATATCATCCTCTGCTTCATTATCGTCGTCTTTGTCATCGACCTGTGTGCCTTCCCTTAATTCTATTTCTGGAGAAACACTTTCTCCCGGAGATTCAGATAAAGATGAAAGTTCATCTAGTGAAGAATTACTATTTTCTTCTTCAGGAGATTTATCTGGTATAGTATCATCTTTAATACTTAACGATTTTGCACTAGGTATTGGGTCAGGTAATTCTTTTTTAGTATTTACTTCTTTAACACTATCTTCTTTAATAACAGAAGGGTCTTTTTTTAAATCTATTTCTTCTTCTTCATCGCTTACTAAATAGTCATCTTCTTCTTGTTCTTCTAATGTTTTTGATAATTTTATACTTGTTGATGCAGATATTTCAGGAGAGACTTCTTTTTCCATATTTTCAGATTTTTCTTTATTTATTAAATCTCCAAAATCTAATTCATCGTCGTCTTCATCTCCATCAGAATAATCTGAAAGATCGTCCAAACTCTCATCATCCAATTCAAACATAATAGGGTCTTTTTTAGACACCTTCTCTTCAATATCAACTTGCTGTTGTTCTATATGTTGAATTTTTTTAGATGTTTTTTTACACATAGAATTTATTTTTTCAGATAACTCTTCGCCTAATTCTTTTTTCTGTAATAGAATAACAATAGAATGAATATAAATTTCCAGTAAAGGAATATAATGTATATTATTTATATTTTGCATAATTACAGATAAAAATGTTGTCTCGGGAAATACTTCATTAAATATTATGGTTTCAAATCCTGGATTACTGTCTACAATTCTATTTTTATTTCCATATGATTCTGTTTTTATTCTAATTTCTTCGCTCCATTGTTGCAAATAATTACGAGCCTTCATTTCAGTATCAATATCCTTTTCAAAATTGTTCATCAAAAGTTTAATTATATTTTCAATAGATTCTGCATGTTGTTTTTGAATAGTAATAAAAGAAAGTATGCTATTCATTAGATGAAAACTAGAAACACGTTTGTACGTTAAATTATATGTTCCTGCGGTTTTACTTTTTAATGAACTATTTATATTAAAAAATGGTGTAATACATCCCGTAATTTTAGATATATTGATTCTTTTTGAGGTTGGTACTGAAAATTTATAATTAATATTATTAATTGTTATATTTTTTTGTTCAAAACTTTTAAAGGTAACATAATTATAGCCTTTTTGTTTTAAAAATGTGTTAATATTATTCAGTATATTTTCATTTATAGATAATACCATCAATTCTTCTATGTCGCTAACTGATAATAGTTTATCTAATAAACATTTAATTTCAATGTTACCATTTTCATGAATAGTACAGAAAATTTCATAATTAAGTTCTTTAAATTTGGAGTAAATATAAAACCCTATAGATTTTTTACTTGCTAAATCCTTACTTATTTCAAATAATTTTTTTTTCTTAAATTGGTCTTTTACATATAAATCGGGTATTTTTGCACCAGTAGTTGAAATATGACCATTTGTGTATAATCTAAAAATATTTTCGAACGATTTTCCCGGATTGTATTTAATTATAGGTATAATTTCTGTTGAATTTATGGTTTTAAAAAGAATTTCCAACGGAATTTTTATAGGATTTAAGGGTTTAATTGTAAAATGTATAAATTCAATACCAGTTTTCTTATTATCTAATAAACTGGTTGTTTTTTTATAAATATCGTAAAATACATCGACACGTTTATTATATGATTTATAATACTTATTTATGTTAGTTTCATCGTTGTCTTTTAAATTTCCTTTGCTCGAATTTAATTCTTCTAATGACGTAATCTTATTTTTTTTAAATAAAATAGGAAAATAAAGTTTTAAAATGTATGCATTATCAATATCTTTAGTTTTGTTATATTCTAAAACATTTTCAGCGGTTGTTAAATATAAATTAGCATTTATTATTGGAAAAAATTTAAATAAACTATTATTGTTTTGAGTAGAAATAATATTTCCACCTTCTCTTGATAAATAATCATCTTTTTTAATTAAAAAGGGATTTGCAACAAATGGGTAATTATTTTTTGTATTAATATAATTACCTATTGATTCTGCAACTGTTAAGGGATTTTCCCAATCAATATTCAATCCCTGTAACGTTTTATAAATATTATCTTCTTCTGGATTAAAGTCAATTAAAGTTTCATCTAAAATACTTAAATCTGTAGTTGATTTAACAAAATTCATTAAAAATAATTTTAATTTATTGATGATAACTTGATCATATATAGAGTTATTTTGAAAGTTTGATAAAACATCATCAAGAGTTATTTTATTATTTGTTAAATGAAATAGGTAAATTTCATTTATTGAGATATTTAATTCATCTATTTCATTAAATATTTTTTCTTTTATGCGAATAATAGTGTCGTCTGGATGGATAAATTTATTTATATATTCGATTGTAATTCCATTAGATTGAATATGACTAAATTCATCTTCGGTGAATAATTTAAGACGTTGATTAATAGTAGCGAAACTTTCTTCACGAGATATTTGTTCATTACCATGGAAAATATATATTTTTGATATTTTGTTGTTTATAACATGATTGAGTTTAAATATGGGAAACATATATAAATAGATTATAAATTATTATAATATAATTTACTAAATGAACATTGTTGTGGCAACTTGTAAAAATGGGGGCATTGGTATGAAAAATAAATTACCTTGGAGATTGATAAATGATACATATTTTTTTAAGTATTTAACAATAGGGGAAGAGAAAAATGCTGTTATTATGGGGAAAAATACATATTTAAGTTTACCTAAACCATTAAAATATAGAGATAATTATTTGCTTTCTACAACATTGAAAGAAAGAAAATACAAGGTGTTTTCTAGTAATAATATGAACCATATTGTACCGCATTTATTTAAATATGATAATGTTTATTTGATTGGCGGTGAAACATTATATAATGAATATATTAATAGTAATAAGGTTAACAGTATTTATCATACTCATATTGAAGAAGATTATGAGTGTGATACATTTTTCCCTGAAATACCGTCAAAATTTAATAAAATTAAGTCGGCAAGATTTAAAGATGTAGACAAATTAAATAATAAAGATGTATATTTTGATATAAATGTGTATGTAAATCCTGACTATAAGTGTAATTATGATTTAGATACTCGAGTAACAAGTATTTTCAATAAAACATTAAAAAAGATGAGAGTTCATCATAATATTTATGAATATTATGAAGATCCTCTAGATAGTTAATTATCTTTTGCTGGATTTTCTTTTTCTTTTTCTTTTTTTTTTTGAAAACTTTTTTCTATAAAGTTTTTTTCGGCGGCGTCGTCTTGTTTTTTTTTTGTTTTTTTTTGTAAACTTTTTAGTAAAAAGTTTTTTTGTTTTTTTTTTGTTTTTTTTTGTAAACTTTTTAGTAAAAAGTTTTTTTCGCCGCCCTCCCTTAGATGGCGTTGTAGCAAATTCTAATGCATATTGTATCAAAGTATCAAAATTAGTATAACGCGGAATGGATGGGTCGCTTTGTTTTATACGTCTATAAATTTCCTCAATAAAATCAAATAATTCTTGCTGTTTTTGTGTGGATTCTTCTAACGCTCGCCCTTCTCTATAATTACTCCGTCTTCCTCTAGGACCATATTTTGATTGTTTTAATATATTATTCCAAACATATTCTCGTCCTTTTTTTTTATTATCATACATAATACCTCCATGTTTTTCTTGACATCTAAATACTAATAAAAGCAATGCCATAATAAATTTTGCACTATTAAAATTACTAGGAATTTCTTCTGTACTTAAAATGTAAAGAATTTCTGGAAAAATTAATTCATCAGAAATTTGTAACCAATTATAATAGTCTTTAAAAAAGTAAAGAAATAATTGAAAAATTAATGTAAAATCAGCACCATCTATAATTCCAATACGGTCAACAGATGTTAAGTTAGATGATTCTTTTTTTTCTCCACTAGAATTTAAAGAAAATATTTCTTCTTCTCTAGAAATAAATTCACTCCAACGTTTTTGCCCTTTAAAAAAGTTTTTTACGCGGGCAATAATTTCTAATGCTAATTTGAATTGTGAGTGTGTGTCAACTTGTTTTTTATATTCGCCATTTGCGGTTTTTATTCTAGTCCACATAGATCGGTTAGTAGCATCTGTGTATGATACATCACTAAAAGGAGAACAATTTGGAAATATTACAATGATGTTTTGACCTTCTCTTTCGGTAATAAAATTAACGATATCTAAAATAGTAATATCTCTGGTGTTTTGTTGGTTATCTACTAATATTTGTGATAATTCTCTATTAAAATCCCAATCTTCACCATTATGAATAAAAATACCAAACCCCCCGGGGTCCTCCTCACCACCTTCTCCGGAATGTATTTTTCCTGATTTTTTTTCAAGTTCTACTTCAACAATCTCATTATAAATCATATCATTGCTGCTAAATAATGACGTACTTGTTAAAAGTTCTCCAAATCCGCGTGATCCCTCCATTTGACTAGAATAAGCCCCGCTAAATGAACGAGTGTTTGGTATATTTAAAAATTGTGAACGAGTTTGGGGATTAGTCAACATATGAAATAAAAAATTTACATTTTCTCTATCTGATTCAAAATTAGAACTTGCTGATTTACCAGGAGAAACAATCCTTATAATATAAGGAGTAATAGTATCAACTTTTCTATTTCCAACTGATTTTCTATATTGATTTAAACTCATAAACTTATTATCTAGTTTTTCACTCCCACCACCGTGAGCCTGAACATAAATAATTTTAGGCGGTTCCATATATATATTTTGAAGATAATATATTATACAGTGTATGCTAAATATATATATTTCAATCACATTGTCAATATATATTTTAAAAATTTAATAAAATATAGATTTAAATTATAAATCGTAATATGGGTTATCTGTTATGGTCATACCGCAATATTTTTTAGGTTTCTTTTTATAATCTTTGGGTACATAAATACCCATGGTTGCTGCATTCTTTAATATAAATTTAAAATTTTCCCAGAATTCTTTTTTGTGTCCAACAGATTTAGTCATAATATGACTAATTTCATGTAAGGCGACAAATGTCAACGTATTTTCATCAATAAGTTTACTTCCTTCTTTTGTGGTTGTTGTGCAGAACGCCAATTTCTCTCCTTTATTCTCTGAATAAGCAGTAAATTTACTGGTGGGGAGAGTTTCCATAATTTTTTTAGGATTAAATCTTTTAGTGAGACGTTGGACATTTTCACGGGTAGGATATTTTTCATCTAAATATTTTACTAATTTTTTAAGTTTCCCTGTTACTTTTGCTAATAAATCAGCAACAAGTTCTAATTTTGGCGTTTCTCTTACACAATATGTATTACCATCTTCATCGCTGACAATGCATTTAAGGTTGAACATTTCAGATTCAAAATAAATTTTTAAACAAAATCCAATAACAAAAATGATGACCAAATAACCAAAAATATTTATATCTAGTTTCATAATAATATATATTGATATAAAACAAATTTCAAATATTAATTTGTTTTATATTATTTTATCTAATTTATTTATTTACCACACCCAATTTCTAAAGGTCTTCTCTGTGCATCAGGTGAAATTGTAGTTTGGTTCCATGGTCCAGTGTTTAACTGAGGATTGGCTGGTTCACTTCTAAGTTGTAAGTTAGCGTTTCTTAAACTCTGACCAACAGTATTAATACCGATGTGGTGACCGGCTTTTAATAAACTAACATTTTTAAGGTCACCTGCACCCATAGGGTTTAATTTGCTAAACTCACTGTTGCCATCTCGTGGGAGAAGTTCGCTAGGATCGACCACCTGCTGTTTGGCACAACTAGGGGGCAATCCATATGTATCGGTTGAAGCACCTGCTGCGGATGCATTGGCGGTATTTTGTCCTAAAGGATTAGAAGGAACAAAGTTATTTCCTCCTGCTGCACATTGAATTTGACTATCGTCCATTCCCCCTCCTTGTGCCATTGAGACATTATCTGCTGCAGCCGTTGCATGTCCACTATTTTCCATACCACTCATNGACATATCAAATCCCTTAGAGTAAAAATATAAGGCACATACAACAACAATTGCTGCTAAAATCATTAATGTCTGATTGTTCAAAAGTTTCTTCAACATCTTATTAAGATTCATTATATATTAATCTAAACATAAAATATTTTTTGTTTTCGGTGAATTAATTAAGTTTTTCTACAAATCTTCAAATTCTTCTTCATCACTACTATCAGCAACATCTAACATATATAATTCCTTAATTCTCTTAACTTCTAAATATGCCTTAATAGCATTAATTCTTGCTTTTTTTGCCTTTTCTCTGGCTTTTTTATAAATGTCTAAATAAACATCTGATGCATTTTTAAGTTTAATAGACTCTTCTTCTGAAATATCTATATTAATTTCTTCTAATTCGGATTTTAACTCTAATCTATTATCTTTATTTTTTTCATTTTTTTCATTTTTTTCACTATTTTCTAAACTTTCTTGTTTATTTTTGTCTAAAGTTTCAGGATTTGTTTCTAAAACTTCTTTATTTTCTGGTTCTTTTTCGTTTAATTCTTCTTTAATAATTTCTTCTTTTTTTTCTGTTTTATCATTAGACTTCTCTACTTTTTGCATGGAAATCTCAAGATCATTTTTATTTTTTACTCCTTCTTCGGTGCTAGTTTGTGTAATATTTCCTGATGGTTCATTATAATGAAATGTGTTTTGTAGAGTATTGTCTTTTGTGTTGTCTTGTGTCGAGTCGTTCAATGTATTTTGTATATTATATGGTAATATAGTGTCATCAACGGTTTCTTCTAATAAGGGTTTTTCTGATACGGTTTCTTCTGATACAGTTTCTTCTGATACAGTTTCTTCTGATACAGTTTCTTCTTCATTTGATATAGTGTCTATTTTGGGGACAATTCCAGATTTTTTTACATTAGTTTGAATTAAACATTTGTTAAATATAGGTTTTTCATTTAGTATCATAACTTGTCTTAAAAATATTTCTAAATGAAAACTCTGTGATGAAAATTTAAGACCTTTAAGTTCCAAAATACAAATAACATTTTTATTTTCGTCAATGTTTTCTAAATGTAATTCATTTTCACTATCATCATAAATTTGTATATTTAATTTATTCAATGACTTATTTTTATAAATAAACGTTCTAATTAAATTATAAGTACCCTTATATGTTCTAACACTATCATTCCAATTATATTCTATTTCGTCTAAACTGGGTTTTTCGTGAAACCAATTATCACCATTATCAGAAATAAGGTTACGCACTCTTTCTTGAATAGAGTCTAACCAATTAATAAATATATTATTTTCAGTATTATCTTTAGCAAAAAGTAAATCACAATATATTTGTTTAGAGGTTTTATGAATACCCTTTTTTGTTTTACATCTTGGGGTTTGAATAACAATAGGTTTATTGTTTAACTCTAATATAGCAGAGTATGTTCCCCCTTGTAAGGCTTTTGGTGTTTTAACAGTTATGTCATCAAACGGAAAATTTTCGTTAGGTAAAAATTCTGAACTCATTAAATCTAATACATAAATTTAACTTTAAATTAATACGCATTTATTTAAATAATTAAAATGTAGATAAAATATAATTTAATGGATATCAAGGAAACATTAATTAACGAATGTATAAGTGTTTTGCACAAAGAAGAGGTAAAGCAAGAGTTTAAAGAATTAATGAAACCACTAATTTCTATGTTGATTCAAGAAATATATCCTTATATTTTTTTATCTATTATTTTTGTTTTTATAAGTTTTTTATTAATTTTAGGAATATTTATTTTATTGTTGCGTAATAAAAATTTTTTAAATAGAAAACTATAAAATATTTGTATAGTATATAATGGCTAGAAGAACACGTAGAAGATCTCGATCACGTCGCCGTAGACGTCGCAGTAGAGGCGGTTCCGTAACGGGTGCATTAAGAACCGCTTTGTTACCATTTTTACTTTACAAAGGACAAAAACGCATGCAGAAAAAGGTTTCCCGTAGAAAGGGAAGAAAAGGTAAAAAAACTCGCCGCAAACGCCGTAAACGCCGCAAATAAATATTTTAAAAATAACAATATAAATTTATATTATTATTTTATAATACGATGAGCAATGAATTTCAGGAAAATATTAAGGAGTGGGTGTCGATTGATAATAAAATTAAAAATTTACAGCAAAATGTAAAGGAATTAAGACAAACAAAAAACGGGTTAACTGACAATATTTTCCAGTATGCAGAAACTAATAATTTAGAAAATGCCGTCATACAAATTAGTGATGGCAAATTAAAATTTCAAAATGTAAAATCTACATCTCCGTTAACATTTGGATTATTAAAACAGTGTTTAAATGAATGCATTCAAGATAGTGAACAGGTAGAAAGTCTGATTCAATATATTAAAAGTAAAAGAACAAGTCGAACAAATTATGATATTAAGAGAACTTATAGAAAAGATGCTTAGAGATAGTTAAATAATAAATATATACTTATTATCCTTATCATATATGGAAACAAGGCAATTACTAATGTTGACAAATCAAAAATGGAAAACATATAAAATAGATAAAAAAACGAAGGATTTAATTAAAAGTTTGGATAATATCAGAAAAAAAAACGAAAATAGGAATTTTCGTGATTGGTTGAATAAAAATATAAAATTGTATGGAGATGAAAGAGATGATAATATATCATTAACGGTAACTGATGTTTTAGAAAAGTTGATACATGATATAAATGTTATTGTGAAAGAGAAGGGTAAAGAAATTCTAAACCAAAAGCAACTTAGAGATACAGTTGCATCTATGATATATAAAGAAAGTTGATATGAATTCTGATTATTATGAAGGTGAAATTTTAACAAAAGAAGCGTATTTAAAAAATCTTGGTGTGCAGGATTTTTTAAATTGTGATGAAACACGAAAAGTATTGGATGAAGAAAATTATTTTGATTTTGAATTAAATATAAAACCAATATTAGTAAGACTTTTTGAAAAGTATGCAAAAAATTATAATTGTGATATATTTTTAAATAAAGATCCTGATGGAAGAAAAAATAGCGATATATTTTCAGAGATAGTATATGATAATATGTCAGGGAAAGACGATCTAACTATTTTTTATAAATGTCCTGATTTAGCAAAAAAATTACTGACATAAAGCGTATAAAGAAAAAAATTTATTAATTTTATATATATAATGAGTTTTGGTAAGCACTTTAAAGACAGTGATTTTACATTATATGAAAAAAATGGAGATATTTTTAGTCTACACATGCAGTTCAATAACTTTTTTAGAAATCAAAATTTGCCTGCTATGATAGGAGGTGGTAAAAAAAATCATTTAAATATTAATAATGGATTATCTGTACCATTAGGTCTTGCATTATTAAACAAACAAATAGACATACCAAGTTATCAAAATATTCATAATATAAAAAAAGACGGAAGATCATTAGATGGTGGAGTTTTAAGGGAAGATACATATTCAAAATTACTTAGTTTGGCAGATTTGAGAAACAAAAAAAAATCCAATAGAAAAACAAGGAAAAAAGGAATTAAAACAAATAAAAAAAAAATTAAAAAATTAAATATAAGATCTCAAGGAAGAAAAACACGAAAGATTTAAATCATTTTATTAAATAACTTAACAAAATGATTATACTAATTAGTAACCGAATGACAAAAGAAAAATATCAGTGTTTGATTTGTTTTGAAAATACGCATTATCCGGCAATATTATATTTAAAGTGTGAATGTCAATATAATGTTCATTATAAGTGTTATAATAAATGGTGGAAAATGAAGAGAACTTGTATAATATGTCATAAACTATCAAATAAACCCAGATCATATAATAGTTTTAAAGATCATGGTGAATATTGGTTTTTATTAGATTTAAATAATAAACCTAATACAAATGAAAAAAGTCATGAATTAATTAAAAATAAATCATTCCATTCTAGTGTTATAATTTTAGTATCATTATTTATATATTTTATAAATGCTAACTTTACCATGTATTTTTCATTTTATTTTATATATTTTCTACTAATAATACCTTAGATCTTGCTCCAGTTTTCATAATTAAATGGAGAAACCAAAATTTGACGAAGGTTCTTTTTATATTGGTCCGTTTTTTGTTTTATTTTTCTCTCCTCCTGAGTTAATGGATAAGGAACTGCATTATTCATAATATTTTGTTCTTCTTCTGAAATACTGGGTTTAGGTCCGTAACAATTGACACCAAAACGCACGCGAGAATTTTTTATATATCCTCCGTTTATTCCTGGCCTCCCGCAATCATGTTTATGACCTTTAATTTTCTGCAACTTATCCCATGTTGATTTTTGCGTTGGGTAATATGCCATTTGGTCTTTTGACCAACCATAATTACACCATTCTGCACCACTCTTGTAAGCACTTTCTATTTGAGAATATGTTGCAAGATCCCCGCCATATGCTTTACATAATGATTTTGCATCTTCAAACGTGTAATCATTGCCTGGTATATTAAAAACTTGATTATTTAAAGAACCGGCATCTCTATTTCCTTCTAAATTAGACAATCCTAAATCTTTTTCTAATTCTTTTACTAAACTATTATTTTTTTTCTGTCCATCTTTTTCTTTTTTTTCCCCATCATATTGCGTTTCAGGATTAATTTGTATATCTACTTCAGGTGTCCCTAAGAATAAATTTTTTACTGCAGTTTTCATATCTATTTGAAAAAAGTATTGTAATCCATTTATTAAAACTAAAAATATAATAAGTCCCCACATAATTACTTCGATAATGGTTAAACCTAATGATTTTGGTCCTGTACTAGTTGGTGTTCCTGGAGTATATCCTAAATATGAAAAAATAAAAAAATAAACAATGATAATAACCGTTAAAATAATTAAAACTATAGGATTTGTTTTTGCCAATGAATCATTCATTGAATTATAAACATGTGAAAATCCGTCGCTTGAAGAAACATCTACGTCCATTAATATATTATATATATATAATATATTCACTTTTTTTGTTTTCTATAGAAAAAACAATAAGCATATGGAGATTTTAATTTATCTAAATTTGTAAATTCTTCTACTCTCGCATCATTAAATTCGTACCATGTACCATTTGCATTTTTTATGTAGGCATAATAATGACCACCACCAGTATTTCCACTGTGATTACAAATACCATATAAATCATACACATAAGAATGTTTATCATAACCCACAACATATTTTGATAAATTTAAATTATCAATAGGAAAATCAATAAACGATTGTTGTTTCCTACCATTGTTTAAAAATCTTTTAAAAGATATGACTAAAATATTGGGTAAACTCCAAAAAAGAATTTGTTTGGTAGCATTTTCTTTTAATTTTGTTTTGTCATTTAAAATTTTATTATCTTCGCCTAATTCCTCAATTTCCGTATATAAATCAAAACAATCTATTAGTGTTTTTTTTTCAGAAATTGGTACATTAATATTAAAAAAAGGTTCAGGAATAATATTTTTATAATCACTTTCTTTTGATTTTATTTGTGAAACGGAAATACCGTAAAACATATTCAGAAATTCACTATATTCTGTCTTATACATGGATTTCATCATATTATAACATTTTTCAGCAAGTTCATCCGTTTTTGTTTGTGCCTTACCACTTATTACCATATCTACCTCTCTGCATATAGAGTTATGAAAACAATCAAAAACAAAAGATAAAAATTCAGTAAGATCATTTTGAACAAACCCAGTAAAAATAACTCGATCCTTGATTCTTGCTACTTTTTGCATAGCATTAACAAATCCTCCTGGAGATATTATACAATTTTCACTCCACATTAATTTTCTTAAATTATCCCATTCACATAGAATAAGTGAATCGTGTTTTTTATTTAGTCTAGTTTTATATACTTCTGTATCTAAAAATAAATTTAATTCATATGTATGAGAAATACACTGTAATGTACTATTCATAAAACAAGTATTTCCTATATTTGCTAAACCAGTGAGACCCATATTTTTAAACTGTTTAAACTCTGGATTTTTCATTTCATTTTTTGATAGTTCAAGTACTTCACTGCTCATATTTAGTATTTATAATATTTTACATTTAAACACATTTTAATAAATATTATAAAATGAATCGAAGAAGAAGGAATAATGTAGGGGGAAATGTAATTAATACAGATGGTGGAACTGTTAATACTGAATCAGTATTAATTCATGAATATATTGGATTGATGACGAATGTATTAAATTGTAATTTACAAGTTACTAGGTCTTTTAATAATAATGTTAGTTCAATTCTAAGCAATGTCAATATTTTATTTGATAATTATTATAGATGGGGGAGTGAATATGGCGGGTCCCAAAGTTCTCAGATAACGAGAAATCCTACTGAAAATATATATAATTGGGGAACATATCCCACAACATTCAATACTGCAACCGCTCCTAGAGAGCGTTCATGGGCAGATATTGTTTCGGAAGGTACTACGCGAAGAAGACCAACCAGGATGCGAAATAGACGACGACAACCTCTTAGTAGTCAAACACCCATTAATACTAATAGGACAAGAGGTCGCAGTAATCTAACCAACAACGTTATATCCAGGCCAAATACCTTTCAAACTTTTTTAAATAATACATTACACACTACAGGATTTACTCAATATACTCTTACGCGAGAACAGATAGATAATAGTTTGACAACAATGCCGTGGAGTGAAATTAGATCATCAACCGATCAAACAGTTTGTCCAATAAATCAAATAGCATTTGTAGAGGGTGATATGATATGTAGAATTAATGGATGTGGACATATATTTTCTACAAGTGCTATTAATAATTATTTACTTAATTATGATACAAGATGTCCAGTTTGTAGATTAGATTTACGTCAGAATATCAATACAACTACTACAACTCCTTCGACTGTAACTACTTTTCCAACACCCCCTTCGACTGCAACTACTTTTCCAACACCCCCTTCGACTGCAACTCCTTATACTACAACTCCTTATACTACACCCCTTTCGACTATTGCTATTCCTTCAACTACTAGAACTCCATCTACTACTAGAACTCCATCTACTACTAGAACTCCTTCTGAAGATTCATTAACAACTGATATAAATAATGCTGTAAATTTAGCATCAAATGCTTTTGTAAATGAACTAACTAGTAGCCTTTTTGGAACAGGAAATATTCCTGCACAATTAAATGCAGAATATTCATTATTTTTACCCAATCAAACAGGAAATACAACATCAACAAGTTCCACATCTATCCCTTCAACACCATCATTAAATTCAAATTCAACATTTACTTGGTCTAATACCACTAACTATGATGCATTATCAAATAATAGTTTTTTTAATACACCGTTAAATACAGAAACAAAAGAGGAAGAAAATATAATAAGTGATGCAGAAGAAACTAAAGAAGCAGAAGAAACTAAAGAAGCAGAAGAAACTAAAGAAGCAGAAGAAAATGAAGAAAAGAGAGAAAGTGATGCAGCAAGATATATCTCTACATATGTGGAAGGAACAATAAATATACCTGAAAATTATGAAGAAGAAGAAAATTATGAAGAAGAAGAAGAAGAAGAAGAAGAAGAAGAAGAAAATAGTGAAGAAGATGGGGAAGAAAAAATTGAAAGAATCATAAGTCGTCGAAAATAATTGAGATAATTTAATTAATTTATAAATGAAAATTAATTAAATGTAATTATAAAATTTTAAATTAGTTTCCAACAAAGAAACTAGTTATAGATTTCTGACCTGTTTTATTATTATTACTGGTTCTTAAAGCATCATTAAATATAATTTCTTTTACATTATCATCTCTTAGTTTAGTTTTTTTCTCAATGAATTTATCTTGATTATCTTTATATTTTATTTTTAATTGATTTAATTTCTGTTTATAAATTTTTTGTTTTTTTGTTTTTCCAAATTCTATCATTTGTTCCAATACTAAATTAAATATTTGTGTAACAGGTTTCATAATCTGATTTGTTATGTAAAAACTATAATCAGGTTTAAGTTTGTTTTTCTTTATGAAATCAGGATGTTCTATACGATCTCCTTGAAGTTTAACTTTTCCTTTTGTTTTAATATAAACAAACGGGATTCTAGAACCTACAGCAGGTTTATTACCACCATCACGTTTTCCCATTCTTTCTGCCAGTACTTTATGGGCTATACCTTCTGGATTTTTATAAAAACCATTAAGGGATTTAGTTATGATTAACTTACTAATATCTATTTTTTCATTTACCATATCTTTTAAATATGATTTAACAAAATCAACTGCTTCATCTACTGAACCTCCCTTCATAAGTATATCAACTACTTCCCCATAACAGTCTTTTACACATGGTGCATTATCTCTACGTTTTAATACAATTCCCATTGATTTCATTTTACATTTGTTTGGATTTGTTTCATAAAGCATGCCTACATAACGCTTTTTTGATAAAAGCAAAAACGGATCAAATGTTTTTTCATATTCTAAATCATGTGGTGCTTTAAGAAATTTTGTAGCCAATTCACCCGCTTCAATGGCTAAGTCAATTGTAATTTCTAGAGCCTTTTTCCCGACAATAGGGGTGCCATCTAATTCAGTAAGATTAAACGAAAAGAACACCGAATCCGTATCTCCATAAATATATGTAGCATTAGATTTTACCCTTCCATATTTTTTTGTATCTACCTCAATGTCTCCATAACATTCTTCTACAATTCTTTTCGCATACAATAAAAGTTTTCTTCCCGTAGCAGTAGTAGATGCTGCAATATCTGTATCACAAAATGCACTTGTTTTTGCACCTGTTTGACCATAAAGTGAGTTTGCAACAATTTTTTTACTTGCTTGACGCTTATCAAAAACATTTTTCATAAAATCATCATAAGTATCCTCAATGGATTTTATATTCGAATTTTCTACTATAGTTTTACCCTTAGTCTGAAGTATAGTAGTTTCTTCTTCAGTCTTATTTATAAGTCCACTATAACTTTCACCGCTTTTAGTTGTAACTGTTTTATATTTAATCAACTTTCTTGTTGCTTTTCTAGATGCTAATAATTCCTTCAACACTGTAGGCATAATACCTTTTTCATTATTTGGAAATTGTGCAAAACGGCATATTTTTTTTCCATAAATAATCTTTTCCGCCTTTGCCTTTGGATTTTTACGAATATATTTATAAGTATCATATGTAATATTCACATATTCATACCCTTCAAGATTATCATAAATAAATTTTCCATCATTATCACGTTCGCCAATAATTTTTATAAGTTTTCCTTCAAGATTATATTCTTTTGTCCAAACCTTACTATCATGTGAAATATTTTCACTTATCATACAACTAGGATATAGAGATGAATAATCACAAACAGCGACAGGATTATCAATATAAAGACCGGGTTTAGGATCCAGTACAATAGCACCTTCATATCCATCATTACTTGTATCTTTTCTAATAACTGGCATACACATTTTTTTTTTAGCACATTCTTTTGCAATAAATGATAACAATTTTATCCCTTGTCCTCTCATTGCCACAAAATCAATAGGAACAGAGCAAATATTGGCCTGCTCAGCCATTGCTGTAAATATATCATTTTTATAAAGCAAATTATGAACTAAGTTACAATCCTGAAAACAATATTTGGCTACAATAGCCTTTTCATCAGGACCTTCATTTGAAAGTCTAAAAATATCTTGCGGTGTTACATCATCCTTAGCCAAACACCAGCGTACTTTTTTCTTTTTATCGATATCTATATTGCAATTTATAACAAATGTTTTTTCTTTAAAATCAATATCTTCAATACAGAATTTTTTACCTTGTTCATATTTATCGCTAGAATGTCCTATAATTTCAAAACAAATATAATGTCCTTTTTTAAGTCCTGTTAAATTTTTAGAATGGATAATACATTTATCTTCTTGATTTATATAATCATATACGCTATCACCTATGAAATACGAAGCAACATAGTCAAGTTTATATGCTGGTAGATTTTCATTTTTTCTGAAATAATTATAAAGGTCTATTTGAATTCTACCGGGGATTTTTACATACATTAATTCATATGTTCCGCTAGCAACTGTTGTAGAAGTTTCTTTGATTTCACATTTTTCATTTTTATTGCGTCCCAAAACTAAAAATTCATCTAGAACTTTTAATTCTTTTGCTCTATTAATAAGGAATCTCCAATCAAAACCAAAAATATTATACCCGATAATAACATCAGGATCTTCTTGTTTTATTAGTTTTGTCCACTCAAGTAAAACATTTTTCTCTTTACGTTTCCAAACAATTTTACTATTTGGAACTTCAGGAGTATCTGAACATTCTCCTAGAACAATCATGTTATTATAATAAGGTTCTCTCTCACCTAGGTTTAAAAAGGTGCTTCCAATAAAAGTGCATTGATCACCCGCTAGTTTTGGAAGAAATTCATATGACCATAGTTTCTTTTTATCTGACCATTCAAGTGCTTTATCTAGAATCTCAAGTTTTTTTCCTGCGTCATATTTTTGACCCAAAACATATATAATATTATTTCTTTTAAATTCAGACGGTATATAAATATCCCAGTCACGATATAGTGCCTTTTCTTCATTATCCATTGCTTCCCATTTCTTTTTTTCCCAGTATTCATCTTTTCTAAAATCATCCCCAACTCTTCGTTCTAGTAAAATATTTAATTTATATTTTAAAAGTTTTTGGATTTTTTGTATAAGTTCTTTTTTAGTAGGTTTATCTTTTTTCTTGTAAAGAAACACTCGACTGATGTCGTCATGTTTTCCATACTTAAATGCTGCACATATCAAATTAATAAATAGTTTTTCTTTTTCTGTAGATGGCATTTTAACAATTTCCTTTTTATGAACAGTCCAATATTGAATAATTTCACCAATTAGTTTTTTATAACTTTTAATAGGCACAGGAAAATCACCATGACTAGAAGATGCTTCTATATCATAACTCATAATCTTCATAGGAATTCCTGTTTCTTTTTCGAGAAGTGGGTTAATATTAGAGTAAGTAGTTGTAAATTCATAAGTACAATTTGTATGTTTGTTTATATTTTTAACAAACATAGGCTTATTATGAAATGTAATCCAACCAGATGGACTAATATTTTGTATATGAAAATATCTTAATAATGCAGGCAATGATGCTTCATAAAGATGCAAATAGTCATTCGTATAATCAAAGAGTAGACCTTTTTTTTTTAGTTTCGTTTTCTTGTAATTTTTATGTTCAGTATACCAAAGTTTTTTGGCTTTGTTGAATGCTGTTTCATTTTTAAAACTAAGTTTTAAGAAAGCAAGTTTTTTGTGATTGTTAAACCCATACAGTTTCTCCATTTTTGTTCTTTCGACACTTATAAGAGATTTTTCGTAAAACTCCCCTAATTGACTACTGATAAATTGTTTAAAATGAGTAAGTTCTCTTGATGTCCATTTGCCAGGAATTAAAACATAAAAGAATGGATAGAAATTCTCAACATGAATACAACATGTCTCCCTTTTTTCATTCATTCCAAACATTTTAATAGCGAAATTTTTTGTATCACACCCATCCTCTTTTACAATATCATCCTTATTATACGTTTGAAAATCAAATAACCTAAATTCAGGTATTGACATTATATATTATCTAATATAAATAGATTGTGTTTATTATTTTTCAATTTTATATTTAAGAATAATAAAATTGAAGATAATTGTCATAAGTGGCATTCTGTTACTAATATACACCAAAGTACCATGCCTAGCGGTTGGAAGAAAAATGCGAAATACTTCAATCACACTGACATGACTCATAGTGAGTATGTAACGGAGAAAAAGAAGTTTCGCAAATGGAAGAAAAAAAAATCTATTCATGGAGGGCCATTTATTGATTCTAAATTTGTATTTGATCGGGACGATGACTGTCCCAGAGATTTCTATTTACAAGATACTTTAACTGAAAATGATAAAAGTATGTATACATTATATATTTCAAAACAATATATGAAAAAGTCTAATAATACATTTCGAAAGAAAAAAATGGGAAATTTTACAAGATTAATTAATAGAAAAAAACATAACTATAATAAATATAACAAATGTTCTCGAACGCATGATAAAGTTTATTATAATAAATACAAGAAACATTTTATTCAAACTACTGTCAAAAAAATTATTAAGTCAGACGTAAAAATGGATATGTGCAGTATTTGTTGTGAAACAAAATCAATAAAAGAGTTATTTACAGTGCATTGTAAGGGAAAGAGGATTGGTTGCTTTAAAAAGAACCAAGATAAAATTATTTGCAATAAGTGTAGATTAAAGGTAAATACCTGTCCATATTGCCGCAGTCATAATTTGAAATGTGTTAAATATAAGTCAGAACGTAAATACACTATTAACTGGGGTGCAGTACAGGAGTATCTGCGTAAAAAACAAAGTAAAATAATTTTAAATAATGTTAGTGAGTTTGAATGGCGGAAACAAGCGAGAAAAAAAAAGTATCCTAATAAACTCTTGTGGATATATAATGGAGAAGTTACATCTAGGGAAGGTCTTAATAGTAGGCGCCGTTGTGATGTTTACCAACAACCTAGACCCCTACCATTGAAACTTTACAAATTTTATCTTAATAAAAACATTGAATATTCTCATCATAAAAATATTGATGATGAAGTGTATGATACTTATCAAGAAATTCCAGAACGTGTTGATATAGGTATTAGAGTGTAAATAATAAAAAGCAATACAATACAATACAACACAATATAACACAATATAACACAATACAACCCAACACAATTTTGTTATGTAATATTTTTTTTATTTAAATATATCAACTATTGATTATATAATGCCAATAAGGAAATGTAAGATTTCATGCAAGTATTTTCAAGGATTTGAAGTAGATTTAGATTTAGATTATATAAATACAATAGATGAAATTTGTATTCAGGTAAAATCTACTCTTATAACACATTTGGAAACATATAAATTTGAGAGTTTATTAGATAAAGCAAAAAGTATACATTTTCATATTCATGATTATGATATTGGTCAAATATTAATGATGCAAGAAAATGAAATACTTTGGATATGTAACCACTAACTTTTTTAGAAAAAGTTATCAAAAACTAACTTTTAGAAAAAGTTATCAAAAACTAACTTTTAGAAAAGTTATCAAAAACTAACTTTTAGAAAAGTTATCAAAAACTAACTTTTAGAAAAAGTTATCAAAAACTAACTTTTAGAAAAGTTATGAAAAACTAACTTTTAATAGAAAAATTTGATATATTAATTTTTTTTGTAAAAAAATTTAATATAATAAAATAATATATGTTTACATACTTGTATTCGTTAATTTGGGGTGTGGAAGAAACAAATTCATTGTGTCCCAATAGTTTTAATACTATGCCGTCGGGTAAATTTCATAATTTTGCTATTGAACTATGTGATACAGACGATGATGAACCAACATGTACAATTTAGAAACAACATTGAAATCATAAAAAATTGAATATTGTAAATAGATATAAATCTAATTCAATATAATATCACATAAAATGAGTAAACAAATAATAACAAACGGTATAGATACATTCTCTATTACAAAAGATGAAGCATTGAAACTTGAATTGAAGATAAATTTATTAAAAAATAAAGATTATTGGAGAGAAATAGGTGATAAATTATACGATTTTCACGCAAAAGACATTAATAATAATATAGATGTTACGAATGAACAAAATATGGTTATGTTGAGAATATTAAAAAATTGAAGTTAAACTCACTCTACAATAAAAGTAATTAAACACAAAAAGTAAAATGGTCTTTATTTATGTATTAAGATTGAAAAATGATAAGTACTATGTGGGCAAAACGGAAAATCCGAAATTCCGAATAGATACACATTTTAAAGATGGGGGGTGTTATTGGACTAAAAAATACAAACCGTGCCAAATTATAGGATTATTTCCAGACTGTGATGATTTTGATGAAGATAAATATACACTAAAATATATGTCAAAATATGGTGTGGATAATGTAAGAGGTGGTTCATTTTGTCGATGTGATCTATCAATAGAAAATAAAAATACGATTGACAAAATGATATCAAGTTCAAATGATTGTTGTCATTTTTGTGGAGAGAAAGGTCATTTTATTGGAAATTGTACAAAGGAAAAAGAAAAAAATAAATATTCAAAACAAAATAAACATTTTCTAGAACTTTCCAAAGATTATGAAAGCGCTGATGAAGTTGAAATTGAGAGTGATGACGATGATATTTGTATACCTTGGACAAGAAAGGGTCCCTCCCAACTCGGACAAAATATATATAATGATTATGATTTGCCTGCATTGTCATGCGGATGTAGTAATGGTTGTGGAAAAATGTTTGAATCAAGAGAGAAGGCTGAAATTCATACAAAAAAATATTGTAAAACTCAACCCTGGAAAGGGAAAAAAGAATGGTGGCAGTGTTCTTATTGTCTCAAGGGTTTTGCAACTTATAATGGTGCACAATTTCACGAAAATGTTCATTGTAAAGTAAAAAAAAATCAATATTGCGAAAATGACGAAGGTGATGAAAGTGACGAAGATGGAGAAGATATATCCCCAGAGAATTTGGAAATTGCGTTTAGTGAAATGGATAAGGATGATGGTATGTATACATTATATGGAAATAAATATTTGTGGTGGGATGGTGAATTATACGAAGAATCTAATAATAAAACTCCAAAAAGTTTATTAAAATCATTTAGATTAAATGATAGATATGAATATGAAAATTATAATTGGAAATCAATACATGCAAAATCAACGAAAAAATCATCATCAAACTGTCATAGATGTGGAAGAAATGGACATTATAAATCATCATGTTATGCTAAGAAACATATTAAAGGTTTTTATTTAAGTTAATCTAAATTGAACAAATTAAATATTAGATCATAAAAAATTGAATATTTTTAATGAATATAAATCTAATTCAATATAATATCACATAAAATGGGGGACTACTCATTTATGAAATCAGGTTTTGATAATCTAGAAAGCAAAGATGAAACATTGGAAAATGTAGGAAGTATGGTGATGGTTTTTATGGAAAATGCAATTAAAAGTGCAGATATATATGTTAAACATGCAAAGAGGAAAGAATTAACTCCAGAAGATATAAAGAGAGGATTAATGTTAGAGGTGTTTTTTATGAAACAGCGTCCAAATATGTTAGAACAATGTGAGGAAATGAAAAAAAAAATACAAGAAATTATTCAAGAGGAAGAAGAAAATGGGGAAGAAATGGTAATTGAAATGGAAGAAAGAGAGGAAGAGGAAGAGTTCTCTGAAAGTAAATGCGAGTGTCCTATGTGTGGATGTTTTAATAATATATATACTCGATGGGAAAATTTCACACCAGAACAGCCTTTGGAAATAATTCTAGCCAAACACATTGGTTCTATGTAATTAATACTCTTTATAACTTTTTACTTCTAAAATATCAGAATTAAATAATAAACTAATATTATTTTTTAATTTGGCTCTTTCATCATTTGTTATATAAACACGTCTTGCTAGATCAACAAATTCATCATCAAACTCTTTTTTTCTTTCTTTTTCTCTTATATTATCTTCAATATCCCATAATTTTTTATTACAAATTTTTAATTCTAATATTTTATTTTCATCAATTGAAAATTTATTAATATATTCTTGTAATTTGTTTATTTCATGGATAACTATTTTTTGTTTTTTTATATCTTTTATCATTTTTTTTTTGATAAGTAAAATAGTGTATTTATCCCACAATTCTCCTATAGATACTGGTATTGAGCAAATATTAGTTACTTTTTCAGGTACTTCATAAAATTCAACATTATCATTATCATTATTATTATCATTATTATTATCATTATTATTATCATTATCATTATTATTATCATTCTCATTATTATTATCATTCTCATTATTATTATCATTCTCATTGTCATTATTAATTGCTAAATTTGGAATATTACAAAATTTATATTCTGGATTTTTTATTAATTTACAAACGATTTCTTTTGTATCATTTATAATACTTTTCCAATCATTATAATCTTTCATAGATTTAACAAGTTTAACAGAATTGTACCAAGGAGTTGCGTCATGTTCATCATTAAACCATCTCCAATCACAGGATTTACCTAATAATAATAATGTATTTATATTCATGGTACCGGCAACATAAGTTAAACAACTATCAATAGTTATAAGTAAATCTATATTATTTAAAATAGCAATGGTGTCTGAAAAGGGTTGATCTTCGTCAATATTAAAAAAGTGTATAGGATTTTCAAATAAATTTTTGTCAATATCTTGTATATCGTGATTTTTATGTAAACAAATTATACTTGCATCAAGTTGGGTTAAAGATTCTAATTGTGCATATGGTATAGATTTTTCAATAAATGAATGTAATAAACCTTTCCATGATATACCAATTTTAAATTTTTTTAATCCTGATAATTTTTTTTTCCATAATTCATTTTTTTTTGCATCAATACTAATATAATTATTAATATTGGGGACAATCGATGTAGTTTTTAATATATAAGGTAAACTCATAATATAAAGTTTGTAACTAAATCTTGTTGTAAAGAAAAGATCAATAATAATGTTAATATTCTTATATTTTTTAAATATATGATGTATTTGTTTTCTACAAAAAAAAGTTATTATCATATTTGGATATTTTTCTGATAACTCAATAATATACCTATAAAACAAAATGTTATCACCCAACCCTTGTTCAGATACTATTAACAAATGATTGCATTTATCTTTACCATTCCAAATTTTTAATTCTGGTAATTCTAATCTAGGTTCGCCTTGGGCAGGATTATTAAATGATAAACGATTTTCATATAATTTAAATCCTTGATCAAATTGTTTTAATACCATAAATATAAATGACAAATCATATAATATTTCAGGTGTATTATTAATTTCTAAGGCTTTATTATAATAATCAATAGCCTCATTATATCTTTTTTTATAAAAATATACACTTCCTATACACCTTAACCCTCTAAAGGTTTTTTGTATACATAATCCTTTAAGATAATACTCGATTGCCTTATCATATAATTTTAATATTGTAAGACAAGATCCAGCGTTACTATAAATATCATGAATTTTATGTAAAGTTAGTGCTTTTTCAAAAAAAGAAAATGCTTTATTATATTGTTTTAAATTAAAACAACATAATCCTATTTGATTTAAATTTATACATTTTTCTTGTGATGAAATGTTTTTAGAAATATATTTTTTATATATTTTTATGGCTTTATTAAATTTTTGTTGTTTAAACAAATTATTCGCCTTTTTAATATCCATTATGTAATATTTTATGTCATTTATTTAAATAAAAAATTATTCTTAATTATATATTTAAATAATAATATATGATTAATTATTATAATGTCATCTATAAAATTTACTAATATATACGAAGGAGAGTATTCTATTCAAAAATTAATAAGTAATGATAATAACTGTTCAGCGCATTTTGAATATATCGAAATGCTGGGACCTAGTTCATTGTTGGATTTTTATAAATCACAGGGCAAAAATTATACTGTTGAATCTCAACTTTTAGATGTTAAATTAAATTTAATAACATACAATCCGGACCATAAGGCACATTTTTTATTACATACAATAAACGGTTCTGATAAAATAGATTGTTTGATAAAAATGTATGAACATATATACCAATTAAAATCCACATTAAAGAAAAAAGAAAGTCCATATCTCATCTATACAATAGAATGGTATTGTCCAAAAAGTCAAAAAATAATAAATTCATCCTTCTATGGTGAAAGTATTGAACAAGTGTTATTAAAATTTAATTATGGTAAAAAAAAACAATTAGTTATTCATAATATGAAATTAAACCCTATTACTCCATGTTAAACTAACTCTAGTGTAAATTATAATATTTTATTTATTTATATGCATAAAATATTATCATATCATCAATTACATCAATGGAGGACAAAAGGGTGGGTCATTATAAAAAAATTTTTAAATGTAGATGAATGTCAGAAAGATATGAAAAATCATTATCCAATAGATGCAAAAAATCCTGTTCAGGATTTTGGTTCAGGTGGTTTAACAGAATTTCCATGTAAATATAATTCTATAAATAAAATAACAGTAAATATACGACTTATATTAGCGGTTAAACAATTACTGAATACAGATGATATTTTATTAACACAATCTGTTGCATGGGCAAAATATACTGTTAAAGAAAAAAATAAAAATTCTTCTAGTAATCATGATCAGCGAATTCATATGGATTGGGGTAATAATTATTGGACTCATCCTCCATCATGGGATGAACCAGATATGGTTGCCGCTATAATTTATTATTCAGATACTAAAAAAACAGGAGGAAGTACTGCAATAGTTTCAAGAAGAGGTGATAATGATGAAGTATATAAATGGCCATATGTACATATGCCTGGTATTGCTGATAAACCATTTTTTAATGATAGAAAAACGGCCGAAACATCTATGAATAAAGAAGATAGAAAATTAAGGGAAAAATGTTATAAAAGAGAAATATTACCAACCCCAGGAGTGGGAGATATTCTTTTTTATAGAATGGATGTATGGCACAGAGGCACACCTATAAAATCTAATCAAGTTAGATATGTACATAATTTAGCATGGAAGAAAAAGAATGCTGTGGGTATAAATATATGGAATAAGGGATGGACACAAAAGATGTATTATGGATGGTTAGAAAAATTTATTTGTAATTTATTGCCGATTCAACGAAGAACCTTGGGATTTCCAAATTTAGAAACTTTATCGGATAAGGTAAGAGAAGGTGTTCTGGCAAGATACCCTTTATTTAGTAAGTTATAATTATCTTTTTCTACGAGATTTTTTTCTTTTCTTACGAGTTCTCCGTCTTTTACGAGATTTACTTTTATGAGAACGTTTCTTTTGGGTTCTACGTCTTCTTCTTCCTCCCATTTGTCTATCTCTAAATTTAGATAATCCAGGAGGAGTATTTCTTCTACGCATGCCGGCAGGAGGTTTGATTTCCGTATGAATAGACTTATCAATATTTACGTTAGATATATTAATATCCTCTATAAGTTCATCCACAGATTTAGTTTTTTTTCCTACTATATTATTAACACACTTATCATATTCATTTTTATCATTCATATCACAAACTTCCCATGCTAATTTGTAACGTTCATTCTCAAAATCCTTATGAATCTGTATATTTTTTTTTTGTTCTTTCTTTTCTTGTTTTTCTTGTTTTTCTTTTTTGCATTTTTTAGTTAAACAAAATCCACCTCTTTTATTCTTTTTTCTTTTTTTCTTTTTTTTCTTTTTTTTACCAGTTCTTTTTTTTCGGTATTTTCTTCTTCCTCCTTTTATTGATTTTCTTTTTCCTCCTTTTTGAGGTTTTAGTAAATTTTTAAAAAATAGTTTCATATCGTCTGTTTCTCTTTTTCCTTCATAATCCATTTTTCTTTTTCCTCCTTGAAATACGCGAAGAGTTGGTACTCCTTTAATATCTGTATCACAATCAACATCTTCTAGATGTTCAGAAGATAAACTTGCTAAAAGTCCATTTGCATTTTCATTTTTTAGTTCATTTTCTAATTTTTCCCATTTAGGTTCTAAATCTTTACAGTGTCCACAATTATCATTATAAATTTTTACAAAGGCTATAAGATTTGGTGTTTTCATTTCTTTATTAAAACTATCTATATTTTCAGGAGTAACTTTTAATATTTTCATTTAAACTAAGGTGAGAAATTTATTTGTTGAAGTATATATATATATGAATAATAAACTTGTCATAATTAGTAGTGCATTTATTTTAGGATTAATGTTTTGTTTAACATATAAAAGTAATGACCTTGTAGAGGGATTTAAAATGTCTATATCCCAGTGTCCTAATATGCTTGTAAAAAAAGGAAATAAAATACATTTAATAAATACAAAAAAAGCAATGATTCCTGGAGTGAATCCAATTGTTTTTAATAATTTAGAAGAATATTCCGAATATATTAAATGGGCACAACGTGTGGGGGTTAACTGTCCAATGTTATATTATGAACAGAGTTATGACACTCAAAATAACCGTGGGTATAAACTTTCAGGAGATCCTTTAAATCAAGATTTAGGATTTGCAGCGGACCCTTATTATAGAAAAGCACAAGAACGACTTCTTTTAGATTCAAATAGGGATGACCCTCCATACAATCAAAGTAACTATGCCGGATTTGATCCAAACGATGAACGTATAGGAGTTAAGACCCCCTTGGATAATATTACTATGACAACTAGTGATGGAAGTCCAAATCCCATGGATGCTAATTGGAAGGGACATAAATTTACTCAGGAGGCCATTGATAATGGAGAATTTACTGGTCGTACAAGAAATATTTTGGATCAAGTAGATGACCCAGAAACTTACATGAAAAAGTAAGTAGTAATCATATAATTATATTTTAGTAATTAAATATAATTATATAATGTATAATATTTAATGTCTGATATCATATCTGCATTTGGGGTTGGTATAAGTGAGACGATAATAGGACACCCATTTAATACAGCAAAAGTATTGGTTCAAAATAATAAAAAATGGTATGGGTTGCCGTTAAAACAATACTATAGAGGAGTAAGATATCCGTTAATGTCTGGTACATTTTTCAATATGATGGTTTTTCCAATAAAAGAAAGAACATATCAATATACAAATAGTTATTTTTTATCTGGAATATTAGCAGGAATTATTGTTACCCCACAAATATATTTTATAGATACTTTTACAATAAAAAGACAGACAAATCAACCAGTAAGTTTGTCTATGTTTAAAGGTGCAAAAGGATTTCAAATGACAATGACTCGAGAAATGCTTGCTCTTTCTTTATATTTCGGAACTTATCATTGGATGCGAGATGACCTGAAATATAATTCATTAATAGCAGGAGGGGCTGCTGGATTATCTAATTGGACGGCTAGTTATCCGTTAGATGTAATACGTTCTAGGCAGATAGCACAACGGATTACAATAAAAGAAGCCATTAAAATGGGTAATTTTTGGAAGGGATTTCCAATAGCAGCATCAAGGTCGGTTATAGTGAATGCAATGAGTTTTACAGTTTTTGAAAGATTAAAAAATTATATTGATGGTAAAATTTGAACTTATTAAGGATTTATTATATAATTTGAGTGCATTGAATATGCATGTGGATATTTACCATACTGAACTTGATGATGAACTTGAGTTATCATCATCACCATCTAACAATTTTATAAACTTTTTTATTTCATAAATTTCTTCGAAAGTTCCTCTTCCTTTCATTTTTAGTATTTTTATTATAGAATTCATACCATTCTTTTTCTTAAATTGATCCATCATGATCGTGATCAATGAGGCGGTTTGGAATTCTACATGCATTTCCAATCCTTCTTTTATAGATGATTTTATTTCATCTAAATTTGATGGTAATGACTCACTAGCGTTATCAATATTCTCTTTCATTTCTTCCATCATTTCTTTAAATTTTTCCAGTTTTTCGTCTAATTTTGCTTGTCGTTTATTATCCATACCCTCTACAATATTTCCATCAAATCCCATACTAGACAATCCTTGTCCACTGAGTTTTAAAATACCAAATACAAAGTATAATGCAACACAAAAAAGTGTAATATATCCTAAAGTATAAACTATTTGTTTTGATTTCATTTATATATATATATATATATGTATAAATTAAAAAAAATAGTTTAATCTTATTTGGATCATATTTGGATAAATAATTATTATTCATTTGTGTCTATGTTAATAATATTCGATTTTTGATAAAGCAAATATTGTGATATATTTCTTATGGCAGTTTTTGATATTTTGCGTTTGGTACCTTTATCCGTAATAAAACAAATATTATCCATACATTTTGGATCTTTATTGAGTGCATTTAGTAATTGATAAAGTGACCCAAATTTATTAATAATAACTTGAGAGGTTTTAGCACTTATACCCGGTATTTGGCTTAGAATAATCTCACTAATGTTTTCTGGAGTAATATTATCCTTTTTTACTTTTTTTATAACACTTACATATTGATCACTTGTTTTGGTGTTATTATTTATCTCTCCACTGCAATAATATGGAACCTTTTTTTGACTTCTATTTAATTTATCACAAATCCGTAAAAGATATTCTGCTGTTTCGGTTATATCATGTGTTTTGTGTACTGAAAACCCTTTGTAATAGTTAATGCTAAATATTGCACTGTGTAACGTGTTTGCTTGTACTTTATATTTATTAGTCCACGTTGATAAATTTCCCTCAATTAAATAAATAATATTATGGTTGTGGAGAGATAAATGTGATAATCTCATTGATTGTTCTACATAACGACCATCTTTAATAGAACTAGCCAAATCATTCAAACTTTTTCGTTCTATAATAAGTTTTTCAACATCATTATCATCACAAATAATAAAATCACCAACGTCTAATACCTCGACGGTTAATTCTATATTTTGCAAATTAAATTGTTCTTTCGTAGCAGTTAATAGTTTAATCAGTTTTTTTTCTCGATTGTCTATTTTCAACTTCATATATTACTTTTAAGGTATGAAATTCTTAAATAAGTTATGGAGAACTTTAATAATATTTTATGTATTTTTAATTTTTTCTACGTCTTACTATACAGATATTGTGGATATAATGATCAATTATTCGATAAAGTGTTTTTACTAATTTTGCAACAAGACAACACGTATAATAAACTATTTGGAAGAATGTGTGTGACATATATGAAGTTAGTGGTTGCGTTTTTTTTTATGAGATTTTCTACCCCGCCTGATTTTTTTTATTCTATGAGTTTTTCGCATTTTTTTTTTCTTTCTACCACCAAAAGTTACGATATTATCACTACCATCTTCTTTTTTATCCAATAAAAATATCCCATCCTCATCTGCTTTTCTTTCGTCTTCCAATTCTTTTAAAAAATCTGATAATATTTTATTTTCCTGTTCTCTTTCTTCAGGGGTTAATGACGCACGCCTGATTTTTTCTTTCGATGCATTACGTTTATCTTTAAATGCATCTGTTTTTATTAATTCATCCTCTATTTTAATACCACACTCACCATTACTCCATAATTTTTTACCGTTATTCCAGTTTTTTAAAATCTTTTGAATACTTTCGGAAGAACAAACTGAATCTAAAATATATGAATGTGTATCATCTGTGTTTTTATTTCCTCTCGAACTAGATAATATATTTTTTTGAATACATTGTTCTTGTTTTGCGAGTACAGATAAAAGACATGGAGTGTGTTTTCCTGAACCTAACACTGCATTATCTTTAAATTTTTTTGAATATTTTTTAAGAATATATTTCAAGGTTTTTCTTTTTTTTTTTATATACCTTTTTAGTGATTTTTTATTCATTTTTTTCATATTAGTTATAATTGCTAAAGAAGTAATCTTCCGCAGAATTCTCATTTCATTATCTTTTGAAAATCTACCCCCATATTTGCGAGTTTTTTTACGGGTATTTCTTTTTTTCCGTTTTTGTGATTTTTTTCTTAAAAGGTTCTTTCGTATCCGACCTTTCAAAATATATTCGTTACCATTAAGCATATATATATATATATATATATTAGATATACACATAATATTTATAGAAGGCATATAGAAAGATGGTCTTATAATTTATTACAATGACTGAAAAATCTATTATGCAAGATGGTGACATTTACAAAAAAGAAGAAGAATTAATCTTTAATCCATATAATACAAGAAACAAAGAAATTACAGAAAGTGAGGTATGCGATATTTTAAAGAAATATGGCGTACCAGATAAAGTTCATAATATTAATCTATACAAACGTGCATTTGTACACAAATCATATTGTAAACGTCCAAAATTGGAAAATGAAGAAAATGGAATTATTATAGCCGATCAACCGGTTAATTGTATAAGACTTCGTACAAAATCAAATGAACGTCTTGAATTTCTAGGAGATGGCGTTTTAGAATTAATTACAAAATATTATTTATATCGTAGATTTCCAAAAGAAAATGAGGGTTTTATGACTGAAAAAAAAATAGCATTAGTTAAAAATGAATCGATTGGTCGTATGGCATATGAAATGGGATTGAATAAATGGTATATTATATCTGCCAATGCCGAAGAAAAGAAAACCAGAACAAATTTAAAAAAATTGGGATGTTTATTTGAAAGTTTTTTGGGTGCTCTTTTTTTAGATTTTAATAAAATTTCTATACATGATGACGATAAATGGTTTGATAATGTTTTTGTAACTGGACCTGGATTTCAAATAGCACAAATATTTGTGGAGAGTATTTTTGAAAAGCATGTAAACTGGATGGAACTTATACAAAATGATGATAATTATAAAAATATATTACAGGTTAAATTACAAAAGGGCTTTCAAGTTACGCCTGTATATAGGGAAGTTAGTGATTGGGATGAGGAAGAAGGATATCATATGGGAGTTTATTTGTGTTTAAATGTGAAATCACATGAATTTGAGCCAAGCGATGTTAATATTTTGAAAATAGAATTTTTTGTGAATAATAATAAACCTTTAGAAAATATTAAACAATTATTAGTGGATAATCCAGATAAAAAAATGATTATATTTTTAGCAGAAGATAAGCATAAAATTAAGAAAAAAGCAGAGCAATCAGCATGTAAAATGGCAATAGAAAAAGTATCATAAGAGTGTATATTTTAATAATATTTTACATATTAAAATATAAAGTTTTTTTAGCATTAAAATTTATAGATGTCTGAAAGTTTGTTATCTTTATTAAAAAAAAAGAAAGTTCCTGTCAAAATGAAAAAAGTGGGTGTTAGGGCACCGGCAAAAGGAGAAGTTAAAATAGAAACTACAATAGTTGACAGGACAGAAGAAGCCCCTAATATGACAGAATTTAGACAAAGATTAAAATTAAATAAAAATAAAACATACAAAACTCTTGTTGACGAGGCAAAGACTAGACAACAACGAGATTTAGACGTAATATCGACGCCTAGTGTTGCTATACAGTCACAACTTCAGAAAACACAACTTCCTAAGGATTTATCTATTATTAAAGAAAAAACCGAAGAAGAAGAAGATATTAGTCAGAGCAGAAATGATGATATTATCGGAAAAGAAGTTAGTCCAACTACTGGTTCTACTTTAGAAGATGCAGAAAAAGAAGTTGCAGAAATATCAAAAACAGATGTTTCCACTAGTTTAAAAGCAGCAAAATTAACGAAAGCAACAAAATTAAAATCAAAAATGACATTACCGTCTTCTTATGATAACGATCGCGAAACAAAAAAAATCCGAAAAACTAGACGACCAAAAAAAGAAATAGAATCGGTAAGTTTGGATGTACCTGCAACTATGATACAAGTTGGAGATAAACCTTTGGGGGAACGTTTAGGGAAAAAGGATCCCAATGTATTTATCAAGGCACCTGCATATTATATGAATAATCGCGAAATATTTATTAATTTTTTGAATTCTCTTTTTAAACCTTATTCAGACAAACTCAAAACTGAGGCCGGACAAGATATAACTTGTGAAAAAATGGCACAAGCAAAAAAGAAAAAATTTGGATTAATGATTCATCAACAAATTGTGCGAGATTACATGAATATCTACAGCCCGTATAGAGGATTATTACTGTATCATGGTTTAGGAGCAGGTAAAACATGTGCATCTATAGGAATAGCAGAGGGTTTAAAAGATACTAAACAAGTTATTATTATGACACCAGCATCTCTTAGAATGAATTATGTAAGTGAAATGAAAATTTGTGGAGACCCAATTTATAAAATCAATCAATATTGGGAATTTATTGAAACAAATGGAAATTTACACATAGAAAAGGCATTAAGTGAAATACTTAATCTTCCTGTAGAAATAATTAGAAAAAAGGGAGGTGCATGGATGGTAGATAAAAAACCACCCAATTTTAATAGTTTACCACCTGAGAAACAAAAGGATATTGATAACCAAATAAATAAAATGATTCAAAAAAAATACAGATTTATTAATTATAATGGTATACGCAATGATCATTTAGATAAACTCATTAAAGATTCAGAAGAAATGTATAAAACTTCTAATCCTTTTGATAATAAGGTAATTATTATTGAGGAGGCTCATAATTTTGTAAGTAGAATTGTTAATAAAATAGAAAAAAAGAAAGAAACTTTATCCATAAAATTATATGAATTACTATTGGACGCTGAAAATTGTAGAATTATTTTCTTAACAGGAACACCTGTTATTAATTATCCTAATGAGGTAGGAATACTTTTCAATATATTAAGGGGATATATAAAAACTTATTTTATTCCGTTGAGTACTTCTAATGCTAGAAAAAAAATAAATCAAAAAAAAATTATGAGTATTTTAAAGAAAGATAGATTAATAGACTATATAGAATATAAATCATCAAGTAATATGTTGGTGGTTACACGCAACCCTTTTGGATTTGGTAATCGTACGAGCAAGGAAAAATATAGAGGTGTTACCCAGAGTAACAAGGCTGAAAGATCTGAGAAACAATTTCTTAGAAAATTGTCTCAAAAACTAAAGGATAATGATATTGATATGTTAATTGATAGTATTAAAATAGAAAAATATAAGGCACTTCCTGATAGATTAGATGAATTTAATAGATTATTTATAGATACAACAAAGGGTAAGTTTGGAGAATTAAAAGAAGTAAATCTTCTTAAAAGACGTATATTAGGATTGACATCTTATTTTAGAAGTGCTCAAGAAGCACTTTTACCCAAATATGATGAGGCTACTGATTTGCATGTTATAAAAATACCAATGAGTGATTTTCAATTAGGAGCATATGAGGATGCTCGTAATGCGGAAAGAAAGGAAGAAACGAAAAATGCTAGAAAAAGAAAAAAAGCAGGAGATTCAGGTGTTTATGGAGAAACAACATCAACATATAGAATTTTTTCTCGTGCTTTTTGTAATTTTGTATTTCCAAATGAATTAGTGGAAGACGATGATGGTAAAGAAGTTTTATTATTAAGACCTATGCCAAAAGAAAGTAAAAAAATAAAAGAACAATTAAAATTAATAGTTGCTAATGCAGACGAAGATTTATTAGATGGTGAAAATGTTCAAGATAGATTAGATAATATTGATGGACGTCATGATTTAGAAGAAGTTCAAGAAATTAAACAAAATATTCAAGAAAATACAAATAATAATTATCAAGCACGAATTGAAAAAGCCCTTAATTTATTGAAAAAAAATGGAGATAAATATTTAATACCAGAAGGGTTAGAAAAATATAGTCCAAAGTTTTTGAAACTATTGGAAAATATTGTAGATCCAGAGCATCCCGGATTACATTTAATTTATTCACAGTTTAGAACATTAGAAGGTGTTGGAATTTTTTCAATGATTCTAGAAGAGAATGGATTTGCGAGGTTTAAAATTAAAAAGAATTCTGCAGGACTATGGGATTTAAATATGTCGGAAGAGGATATAGGAAAGCCAACATATGCTTTGTATACTGGTACAGAAGATGCTGAAGAAAGAGAAATAATAAGAAATATATTTAATGGAACATGGGGGTCCATACCTAGTACTCTTTCCGCTAAATTAAAAAAGATGGCTGCAAATAATAATATGGGTGAAGTAGTTAAGATTATTATGATTACTAGCAGTGGTTCAGAAGGTATTACATTGAGAAATACGCGATATGTTCATATAGTGGAGCCTTATTGGCATCCAGTAAGAAGTGAACAAGTTATAGGGCGTGCCCGACGTATTTGTAGTCATCAAGCACTAGAAGAAAAATACAAGACTGTGGAAGTATTTATGTATTTAATGACATTTACGGAACGGCAGTTAGAAGGCGATCCAACTTCAGAATCAAAAGAAGGGAAGGGTCCATTAGTTTCTGTAGAGTTAAAGTTGAAAGATAAAAGTAAATTAGACAGTGAACAAGCAATCAGCGAGTATGGTTCGACAACTATTACAACGGATGAGGCACTTTATGAAATATCAAATATAAAGAAGAACATCACGGCTGGTATTTTGAAAGCAGTGAAAGAATCATCAATGGACTGTGCAATTCATGCAGGTTCTAATGCTAAAGAAGGAATTGCATGTTATTCATTTGGAAATCCTCCACCATCATCATTTTCTTATAAACCATCTTATGGTACAGAAGAAAAAGAGCAAATTTCCAAAATTAATAAAAAACAAATTACATGGAAAGCATATCCAATTACTATTAAAGGAATTAAGTATGCTTTAAAAAGAACTAATAAGAAAAATAAAAAGATAGGTGAGGTTTATAATTTAGATAGTTATATGGCTGCTAAGAAGAGTGGAGTAAATCCAATTTTGATAGGTAAAATTGCTCTTAAACCAGATAATCCCGATAAAGTAAGATTTATTATGGTTGGAGATCCAGATTTTTAAACATCGGAATTATCTTCCGCATCATTGGAATTATCTTCCGCATCAGCGGAATTATCTTCCGCTACATCGTTATTTATCTTATCTTGTATGGTTTTACTTAATAATAATTCAAGTATTTTATTTTGCTGTTTTAATATTATATCTTGATTTTGCATAAGATTATCCATTTTTTTTTCAAGTTTATCTATAGATATGTGATTTGGGTTTGATTTTTTTTTTAGTTTATTAAAAATATTAAATTTTTCTAATGGTTCCTCAAAACTTACTCTTTTTTTTAGTGTACTACTATAATAATCTGAGTCACTATTACTATTATAATTATTATTAATATTACTAGTATCATCATTATTACTACCGTCACTATTAGTATTATTACTATCATTACTAATATTAATAGAATTATCACTACTATTACTATCGTCACTGTTTAAACGTTCATTTCTCGGACTATCTTTATTTATCCAATTCTCTGCTTCTTTTTTTTTTTTATCAGAATATTTTTGCGTTATGTTTTTTAATTCATTTTCCCTATCTGCTAATGTTTTATTCATAATTAATTCTAAATTTTCAGGAGGCATTATGTCATCTTCGTCGTCTTCAAAATTAATTTCTTCTGGTTTTTTAAGAGTTATCATATTTTCAAAATTATCTTTTGCTATTTTAACATTTTTATCAAATGAATTATTATCAAATGAATTATTATCAAATAACTTATCATCATTTACAACTGTAATTTCATTCGTTTCTAAATTTTCTTCCAAAATAAATATATAAGATTTATCTAATATAATTTTATTAATAGCAGATAAACTTTTATATTGATGTTTGTTTTTTTCAAAATGATTACATTGTTTATCTATGAAATTTTGTAATAATGAAATATTAATTATAAATCCGTTTTCTTCTATAACATTATTTAAAAGTTCAAGTAATAATTCTTTATTTGCATTAGAATTAATTGACATTATTATTAATATATATTTAAAATATTTAAATAATAAAAATTTTAAATATTTTAATTTTACTGGTTAAAATATATTTTTCTTAATTTTTTCATATATTTGTCAGTAATACGGCGGTCTGTAAATTTTTTAAAATTATCATTTTTAAGCATTTGAATTATAAAATATAAACTATACATACCGCATTCACTTTCACTAAATTGATGTCTTCTTTTATTTACATGTAAAATAAATTCAGGTAAATTAATAGCATTAGCCTGTTTTTTAACCTTATTTGCAAATTTATTTATTTGTTTTGGTATTTTCTCTCCATAACTATCTAAATAATATATTTCTCTTTTTTTAATATTAATAAAAAGAGCAACCCAGTGAGAGCCACCTTTGTTATGTTTATCTAAATTAAAAATAATTCCGATCTTGAATTTACCGCGTTTTATATTATCTTGTAAATTAAATTTGCAAAGTTCTTCCCAAACACATTCACCATAAGATAAGTGTTCGTCGTAATCTATAGGAGAAGGACCTATAAACTCAAAACATTTGTATGTTTTTTCATATTGTTTCATTACTTGCATAATTTCAACACTTGATAACCATTCATCTGGGTTTTTCCCCCATTCTTCAGGTGCTTTTGGTGCAAATGTATTGTCCTTAACATCTAATGATATATTTTCATCGAATAATTTTTGTTTTAACCAACAACTTTCTTTTTTACATGTTTTTTTAAATATAAAACGCAGATTTTGCCAAATGGTTTTAGGATTATTACTTGAAATTTTTAATTCAGGATGTTTTATATTCCATATTTCTTTCATTTTATGCAAATTTTTAGAACTATAACACGTATATCCTAAAATATCATCTTTGGTTTGGGGTGCACATTTTTCAGTTTTATATTTTATTTTCCTAGTATTGTTGCTATTAGATCTTTTTCTTTTTTTCCCGCCTTTTTGCTTTGTTTTTCTTTTTTTTGTAAACTGTCTTGTTTTCTTTTTTGTAAACTGTCTTGTTTTTCTTTTTTTTGTAAACTGTCTTGTTTTTCTTTTTTTTGTAAACTGTCTCTTTTTTCTTTTTTTTGTTTTTCGTGGCATATAATTTGTTTAGATTTTTCTTTTTTCAAACCTTTTATTCTAAATTTGGGATCTTTCATATCTATTTCTTTTTTTTTTGGATATGTTCTTTTTTTATTTTTCTTTTTTTTAACAATAATAGGAATATAATCTTTAATCGTTTTAATTTGTTTTTTTGTTACTCGAGACATAATTTTATTATTTTCATTTAATTTGAAATCCGTATTAACTTTTTTTCTTGGTTTTTCTTTTAGATTCTTATATTCTTCTTGAAGTATATCTTTTTTATCAATAAATTTATAGTTTTTTATCAATTCTTGAACATATTGATAAAATGAACCATCAACAGTAGAATTTATAGAATTGTCTCTTAATAAATCCTTAGTTGATTGAAGTATTCGTTTCCTATAAAAATGAATATCTTCTTTAACAGTATTATTTGATAAAGTATTTATTTTTTGATTATATTTATCTACAAAACTTTGATTAGTTAAATATAATAAATCTACGTTATCTTTACTATTCATTTATTGTTTAGTTTCATTATTTATATCTTTAGTTTTACGCGATTCGTCTTCTTTAAATGGCAAATCTCGAGTTTGAACTCTTGTATGGTTATTAAATAATTTATATCCTAAATTACATTTGTTAGGATTAAAGGCTGAAAAATTTTGTTTTTGAAAAAGTAAATTATTTTTAATATGTTGTTTTTTTGTTGTTTGGGTTAAATATTGATTATGAAACAAATCACTTTTTGTATCAGGAATATATTTACTTTGGGGTGCTTTTTGTAAAGGGTGAATTGTATTTCTTAAAACAGTTTCTACATCTACATTTTTTGCGAAACCATTAAAGGGTGCAGATTGACCTGGATTAAACATTTTGTGCTGGTCGTATGTTGTAAATTTTCCATGATTGACACTTGATGGTAAATGACAATCTAACATAGGGAAAAGAGTAGCATAAGTATCAACTGGTCGTCCAAAATAACTTTGACCAATTTGATGACTAGGTATATTTCGATCAGATATTCTGCTACTTAGTTCTGTATTCCTATTTGTTTGACAATAATAGACATCATGAAGGTTTGTTCCCATATATATATAGTCTAACAAAAATAAGTTAAAAGAATTTTCCTAAAATAACCTATATGTGTGGTATATTTGCATTGTTTAATAATTTAAAATATAGTAAGGAAGTCGTTAAACTTCTATTTATGGAAGGAAAAAATAGAGGACCAGAAAATAGCCAACTTCACTCTATAGATGCCTATAAAATGTGTTTAGGTTTCCATAGATTGGCTATTAATGGTTATAATGACAATAATGCAAATCAACCTTTCCAAATAGATAATATTTGGTTAATGTGTAATGGAGAAATTTATAATCATAAAGAATTATACACTTATCTAAATGTTACACCTAAAAGTAATTCAGATTGTGAAGTTATAATATATCTTTATCAAAAATACGGGATTGAATATGCTATGAAAGTATTAGATGGGGTTTATGCCTTCATTTTAGTTGATTTTAATAAAAAAAAAGTATATGCAGCGAGAGATTTATTTGGAGTCAGACCTTTATTTTTAAATACATTTATGCAAACAGAAGATATAATGACAACTGGTTATGCTTTTGCAAGTGAACTAAAATCTATAGAAGGGTTTGATGAGTTTACAAACGATGTAAAACAGGTAACGCCAGGTAGTTTATTGACTTTTAACATAGAAAATTTTAGGGTTGAATTTGAATCTCAAAAACAAGTAAATAGTGTACATCATTTTTGTAATTTGCAAAAAAATGATTCGTTGCTAAATAGAAATAAAATTTTACAGAGCGTATTTGATAATTTAGAACAAGCAGTGATAAAAAGAGTTAAAAATACAGAGAGGGATGTTGCTTGTTTATTATCAGGAGGACTGGATAGTAGTTTAGTTGCAGCATTGGTTAAACGACATTATAAGGGAGATTTACATACATGGAGTATAGGTATGGAAGGGAGTGAAGATTTAAAATATGCTAAACAAGTTGCAGATCATATAGGTTCTATTCACCATTCTGTAGTTGTTAGCGAAGAAGAATTTTTAAGTTATATACCTGAAGTAATTAAAACCGTAGAGAGTTACGATACAACTACTATAAGAGCAAGTGTAGGTAATTGGTTGATATGTAAACACATTAAAGAAAAGTCAAATGCAAAGGTTATTTTTAATGGGGATGGTGCCGATGAAGTAATGGGAGGTTATATGTATTTTTATATGGCACCTACATCATTAGATTTTGACAAGGAATGTGTTAGATTATTGAATGATATTTGTTATTTTGATGTATTGAGGTCAGATAGAAGTATATCTTCTCATGGTTTGGAAGCAAGAACGCCATTTTTGGATAGGCAATTTGTATCAAATTATTTATCTATTCATCCTGATTTACGTCATCATAAACAAAATAAACAATGTGAAAAATATATTATGCGAAAATCTGTCGAAATATTTGGAGATAATTTACTACCTAAAGAAGTATTATGGAGAACAAAAGAAGCATTTAGTGATGGTGTTAGTAAACAAACTAAATCTTGGTTTGAAATAATACAGAATCATATAAAGTATAATGTCTATGATCATATCACCGAAGAGGTTCAGGAAAATATTATTAATAATATGAATCCTTATAAATTTAATAAACCTAATACATTAGAACAATTGCATTATAGAGAAATTTTTGGAAAACATTTTAGATCTGCTAGTTGCCAAAGAATTATTCCTTATTTTTGGATGCCTAAATTTGTAGAAGCAAAAGATGCATCAGCAAGAGTACTTGATATATATAGTGAAATAAATCAATAGAAATTATTGTATTTATAATTTTGTAATGCATAAATATATGTCAAAAAATAATAAAATTAAAGAATATAGAATAATGACAAAATCTTGCACAGATTGTAAAGGAACCGGATTTGTGAAAATTTCACAAGAAAAATATAATAAAATAAAATATTGTGAAGTTTGCAATAATGACGAGAGATGTTATAGATGTGAAAATATAGAACGTTTAGGCACATATATTTATTGTGAAAAATGTTGCGGGGATGGTTATACAGAAAAGAAAATTTATTCTAAAAAATCTAATTAAAATATATAATGAATTTATTTGATTATATATTTGTAATATTAACATTTTCATGGTATATATTTTATGGATTAACTTTTGTAAATATTATACCTAATGCACAAGGATTTTTTTTAAATTTTGTATTTTATTATGAGGTATATGTGTGTTTATTATTAATATTTTATTTTAATCCTTATAAAAATATAACTTTAACTAGTGTGAAAAAACAAATGGTATTTAGTGCATCATTAATGCTTTTATTTTCAATAGGTATTAAAAATATATTAAGTAAATTAACGCAACATTTCAAATACCTTTTTCAAAGGTAATAAAAATATTATAAATTTCTCAAAAAAAAAAGAATAAATTAATAGATTGAATAATCACGTATTTGTTTTGCTTTTAAACGTTGTAGTCTGTCCATAGAACCAACATTGGATTCTACATCAGATTGTGATTTATACATAAACCCTTGTTTATAGTTTTGTTTATTTTTCGTTGTGGTTATATCTTGTTTGTTTATTGATATTTGCTGAATATTAGGCGATGTAGAATTTATTTCAGTTTTATTTACATTTAATGTAGATTGTTTTCTATTAACAGAACTAGGTTGTCCAAATCCATCACTAGAAAATAAATTGTCTAAAGTTGTATGAGGACTAGGATTAACAGTTTTTGTTCCGTTGTGAAAACGACTACGCAATGGGCGACAAGGGGCATTTTTGGATTGGCTTATACCAACATTTTTTTTAAACAATACAAGGTTATCTACGAAACAAACACGTTTTTTTGTTCTACAATGAGTCATTTATATATATATATATAAATATAAAATTATATGCTAAGAGATTGAGGGAAATATCTTTGTTGATACTCTTTGTCAATGTTAATATTTACGTTTACCAATTGATTTTCTCTCCAACATTTCAATAAAAGATTTGTAGGACTTTCTTCAAATTCAAAACAATTATTGATTCTATTTGTATTTAAAAATTGTATAACCCTGTCATTTACAAAATGATGTGGAATTCTCATGTAAACACGAGGTTTGTATGAATAAACATTATAAATAATATTTAATAAACCAAAAACAATTATCGTGAATTTAATCATATAATTAAATATAATGATATGATTTAAAATTATTTTAAAATATAATTTAAAATATTAATATATGAAGGGTGATAAAAATAAAAGTGTTTTGGCTAGTTTATTAGGTTCAACCGTATCAGGTGTTTTTGAAATAGGATTGTTTCATCCTCTAGATACAACAGCAAAACGTCTTATGAATAATAAAACAAATGTAAATTTTAATAATTTTAAAAAAACTATTTTACAGAAGCATCATCATAAGGGGTGGATTAGAGGACTACCATCTCTTTATCCTGGGTTAGGGTTTGCAACGAGTTATAAAGTAACACAGAGGATTTATAAATATACTGGACAAAATGTACTGAAGAATTATTTTTTGAACAATCACAAATCAAAATTTGAAAGTGTTTTTGGAGAGAAAAATGGAAATGTAATGATTAGTGCTGTTTCGGGTTCTTTAATTGGAATAGGAGAAATAGGATTGCTCCCTCTTGATATATTAAAGATTAAGAGCCAGGTTAATCCAGAAGCCCTAAGTAATAAAGGTATTGTTGAATTAGTTAAAAAAGAGAGATTTAATTTATATGCTGGATGGAGATGGACAGCGTTAAGAAATGCTCCAGGTTCTTTTACACTTTTTGGTGCATCTACATTCTTTAAATCAAAGATTTTTGGATTAGAAATAAATGATAAGGCTAGTTTATTTCAACATTTTGTAACATCGTCGTTAGCATCAACCGCATGTATACTGGTTTCATCTCCAATGGATGTCATAAAAACAAGAATTCAGGCACAAGAGTTTGGTAAAGCAGATAATGGAATGAAAATAGTAAAAGATATGGTTAAACATGAAGGGATGGGTAGTTTTTTTAAAGGAGTTGTTCCAAAGGTTGGATCTATTGGTCCTAAATTAACATTTAGTTTTACAATTGCACAATATTTAATAGACCATTTTAATGATATTTTAAAAAGTAATAAAAAACAATAGTTTAAATGTTAATTAAACTATTATATTATAAATTAAATAATGTCAGAAATAGAAGAAATTGCAGAGGAGGGAGATGTCGTAGAAGAACATTTACAGTTTCTTATTAACTATAAAGATATGTTAGATCAAAGTATTTCAACGATGAAAAACAAAATAGAACATTACACAGAAGAGTTAGAAAAAATAAAGGAATATTTAACAGAAAATTGTGATCATAAAATAGAAATAGATTATATTGATTCTATAAAAAATGGTGAAACAATGAGTCAAATTATAAAGTATTGTAAAAAATGTAATTTGACATTTTAATTTTTATAGACAGAATGATAACAATTCCATCCTCCTGAATTTATCTTTTTTCCGCAATATTTGCATTTATTTAATATGAATACATGTTCTCTACATGATTTTCTATGAGAAAATCCACCATAACTTGGTTTAAACATATCGCCACATTTAATACATTTTTTGTTATAAATAGGGTGTTCATACTCACGAATACATAAATTTCCCATTTAATATAATATTAAATATAATAGTTAATTTTAAATTATTATATTTATTTATCTTTTGGCTAACCATGGAATAACTTTTTGTTTTTTATCTGATAAATTTCCATCAATCTCGTTAATTTTATCAAAATGTGTTGAGAAAAATAATTCTATAAAATCATCGTCTTTTTTTATTTTTGTTTCACTTATTTTTTTTGTGAGAATATTACCACATGTTCCATCTGAAGGATCGAATGTAGTTTTTCCTTCAGTATTATAGAAATAATCTGTTTCTTCAGTAACTGTTTGTTTTTCAACACCATCAATCGGTTCAAAACTCATAGAACCATCTGCAGGATTAATCCAATATTCTGTTCCAGGATGTAAATCCATTTCTCTACATGAACCAATAGTTTTACTTGCATCCCATGATTTTTGCTTCAAACTTTTAACAGGTTTTTCAACAAAAGGTTCGGTAGGTACATTCCATTGTGGTTCAGAATTAGTCCCATCTTTTTTTACACCATAAAAATATGCTTTTCCTTCTGGATTTGTTGCCATATACCATCCTTTTTGTAATTTATTGCATTTTTCTTGAACCGGGTTACAGTAAGGTTTTTTAGTATTTTTACAATCTTTATGTTCAATACAAACATCTCTTTTTTTTATACGTTTGCATTGTTCTGATTGTTTTGGTTTTTCCCATTGGGATTTATCTGTAAATGAACCATCTTTATTTCTTTCAACCCAATAAAGTTCTCCAGACTTAGGGTCTACTTCAGAAACCCAACAAGTTTTTTCTTCTTTTTTTTCTCCTACAGGTTCTGGTATAGGAATAGGTTGTGGCGTTGGTATAGGTGTTGATGGTTTTATTAATTCTTCTTTAATTTCTTCTATTTTAATAGGTTGAGTATCTTCTAATTCTAAAATAGTTTTTGCTTCCTTTGTTTTCTTTGTTTCTTTTGCAATTGCGGCTTTTGCCATATCTGTACCGGCACAACATTTGCATTTAGGATCAGTAACCCCTTTTGCTTGACAATATCTACAAACCATTTTTTTGGCAGGTCTTCGACAACTAGATGGTATATCTTTTTTTTCACCAGAACCACTTGATGTAGAACTATCATTTGATGTAGAACTATCATTTGATGTAGTATTTGTATAAAATCCAGTATGTGCATTATTTCTCCATGTTTTATCATTTTTATCCCATTTTCTATCAGGATTTGTATCGTCTCCATAACACGTTTTATTATATTCTGTCATCATATTATTAGCATATGTTGTACAACCGGGATTTCTGTCTGGATGAAATGTTTGAGTCTTTTTTCTAGCAAGTGTTCGTGTCTTAGGGCAATTAATACTTCCATCATCATTTACATGATTAACGGATTCACATTTTTGTTCAAGTTCCATTGCTTTAAATCGTGTCAAATTTCTTATTTCTGCTGGGTTAAGACTATCTTCTTTTTGAGAGTGATTTATTGCAGCGCTATTCATTCGTTCTCCCTCTTTTCTTTTAGCATCACGATATTTAGATGACTTAGAAGATTTGCCACCGCCTCCGCGCATTTTTCTAGTTCTTTTTTTTCGGTTATATTTATTTCTTAATCGTTTTTTTGAATATTTATGTCTCAACATTTCGTATATAATATCTAGATATTTTAACTAAATATTATACTCTTAAAATTCGGTTGGCATTGTTCTATTTCCTCCCCGAGAATTTAAGTAATCTGACTGTTCTTTAGTAATGCAAGCACATCCTCCACCACCACTTACATTGGAGAAACTACAACACTTACCATCAAATTCATTATTTGCATACATAAAAAGTTGTCCTTCAGGAAGAGGGATCGTAGGATTTAAACTACCTCCAGCCATTTCACTCATATCATGTCGCTTTTCATATTTATCATTATGAACACCTTTATTCATTGTATATTCTAATGTTGATCCGATAGTATCCATTCCTTCTTTTGTAAAACATCCGCAAAATAAGTGGCATCCCATAATCATTCCAATAATTACAGAAATAACGATGCACTCGACACGTAACTTTAATCCAAAAACTTTAATAAACATTATATACAATATTCATAGATAAAAATTAAAATAGTAAATATAAATTATCTCTTATGTCTAAAATATTTTCAATAGCACTATTATAATCTTTCACTAAAATGTTGTTAATCCTAAAACTATCTGTATCGGTAATTAAATGATATAAATTATTTCGTTTTACTTTTTGACCTTTAAAACCTAATGTACTTAAATTCCCTAAATCTTTGTGTTTCATAAATAAATTAGGACCTCCTATCAAATTTTGCCCACCAAATGTATATTGACGAATATTGTCTAAATCACTACTATCAATATGCACTGTAGATATGACTCTTTCACCATTAGAAAGAATATCGCCCGGTTTAATATCTTTTATCTTTATTTTTTTTCCTTTTTCGGTTTCTAATATAGTATTACCATCAAATCCACTTTCCATATATTTATGAATGTTTTCAAACCCACCATTCATTGGAATATATTTCCATAGTTTTAATTTCATCATATCTGTGGGTGTTAATTCATCCCAATCCATAAATATCATACTACTAATATGTATTCTTTTTGAACTTGTATTTAAACAATATATTATCGGTTCTTTATAATTTTGTATCAATGTCGCATTAGGATGATTTTTAACATCGATCCAACCTAATCTTTTATGAAATAATTTATGTGTTCCAGATACAATTAATCCATTTAAATAAAACATATCACGATTGTCTGTAGATATTTTAAAAATAGCATTAATTCTTGATGAATCATATAAAATATCTCCGGGTTTTAATTTAGATATTTCTTTATAGCCATTTTTTGTTTGTATAATAGTAGATTTATCAAAACATCCAGGTTTTCCTGGAACACTTACACTAGGATGAACGTTTAAAATTTCTGTCATGGATACAACTATAAGTATAATTGGGATAGAAACCAATACAAAAAATGCTGTTCCTGCTGCGGCAGCAGGCCATGTAAAAGGTAATATCCATAAAAGTATAATAACTGCTGCAATGATAATAAGAACTAAAATACAAATTTGTAAAAAGGCTCCTACAAATGATTTTAATGTTAGATAAGCACCATAAACTGTCATTAGTCCAGCAACCATAGTTCCACTAACTTTGTTTAATAAATCTTTCATTTTAATGACCATTGTTTGTAGTGGAATCATAACATTGAGAATTCTAGCAATCATGTATTCAAATATTTGTTTTAGTTTATCACGTAAAACAAACATAAACATTCTTACTTTATTTACTGTATCCATGAGAACGGCAAAAAATTGTGAAAGAAGATCACTGATATAGTAGAGAGGTTTGGTGAACAAATCTATTATTTTGGACAAAATACTAGTAGTGCATTGTATAAAATTTTCATTTGTGTAATCTAACTGAGATGCTCCTGGGGGAGCATTAATGTATCCGGCAAATGGCATAACAGATGGTTTACATCGTTCATTTACCCAATTTTGTCTTATAGGTGCAATATTACTTTCAATGTAATAGTATGAAAATATTAAGAAAAATGTTAATAATACAACAACGGTTACAACTGTGGAACCGCCATATTTGTCTAAATATGTAGTTTTTTTATATATTGTATGAAAATAGTCACTAAATGTGTCATAAATATTTTCCATATATATATGACATATAAATTAAAAGAAATTTAATCTTCCCAATCCCAAAAAATATGCTCACCAATTTTTATTTGATGATTAGATGTTATTAAACAAACATATTCATTATCAAATTTTTTTGTTTTTTCTGCTCTCCAATAGTCTTGCATTTTAATATAATTTTTTAGAAATCCAGGATCTCTATATTTTCCAAGTTTATTTATAGGACAAACGTGGTGTTCTCCGGTAACATAAATCCAATCTAATAATTCTTTTGACCAAATTCTATAATAAGGATTTATTTCATTACCTTTCAATCGTAATAATCCCAATACTTCACTCCCATTTTCTAAAATATCTCCTAATTTAACATTTTTCATTATAATTTTAGTTCCAGAATGTAATTTAATAGGTGTTTCTGGAGAGAAACATAATTCTTGTAATGTTTGACCAATTGGTCCATTGTAAACACTACGTCCAGTTAAAACTGCACCCTGAATCATATACATAAAAGTCATAACAATACCCATTAATTTCATAACTAAATCTTTTGTTTTAATAATTAATTTTTGAAACTGGATAATTATATTTACAAGCATACCATAAGTATCACCAATTACATTGGTGACCATATTTCTTAAATAATCTATAAATTTTCTTATAAATTGTATTCTTTCTAATAAAAATCCTCCTAATTCGGTAATCATGCCTAAAACATATTGAATTGGATTGAGGAAAAATCCCATTAAATCTTTTTGAATATTTCCAACACAATATGAAAAATTTTCCATGGGGTCTGATCCAAAATAACTAGCAAAAGGCATAGCAATTGGTTGGCATCTATACATTGGCCAATCTTCTTTAATTTCCTGCATTTTAACAGTTAATGCGGAAGATGAATATAAAAATACAAAAATAATAATAATAATAATAGTTGATACAATATCTCCGAACTTCATAATAAAATATAGTGTTATTTTTATTTTTAATAATTTGATTTAAAATAAAAATAATTAACCTATTGTAATAAAATCAGCAACTCCCATTTTTTTTGCTTCTTTTTTATGTTCACGTCTTTTTAAATTTGCAATCATAGCATCAGAAATCATCATTTTTTTTTGTTTTTGCTTTTTTTTATTATATGCAACTACATCTTTACTTGTTAATCCTCCCAATCCTCCTTTTTTGCGGCGTTTGCGAGTCTTGCGGCGTTTGCGAGTCTTGCGGCGTTTGCGAGTCTTGCGGCGTTTGCGAGTCTTGCGGCGTTTGCGAGTCTTGCGGCGTTTGCG